TACTACATCAGGGATGTTCGGAGACTCAGGTTCGTCAGTCGTGGCAGGAGGCGGGCAAGGTGGAGGGTTTGCGGGTGGAGGTGGAGCTGGCGGCACCGTCACTTCAGGATCGGGGAACAGCGGCGGCAACGGTGGAGTCGGCGCGTTGTCCACAGGTAGTTACGGTGGCGGTGGGGGTGGAGGAGGAAACCGAGGTTTCCCTGGCAACCCTGGAGGTAATGGCGCTAACGGTAGTGCGCGCTCTGGCGGCGGCGGTAACGGAGCTGGAGGCAATGGCGGCAACGGACGCATCCTATCTGGTTCCGGTACAGGTACGGGTCAGACCAATGGGCAAACAGGGAACCAGACCGGGTCTCCTGGAGGCGGCGGAGGCGCTGGTTCGGCGGCGTCTAACCGAAACACTAACCCGCTAGGTACGCAGGGTGGTGGCGGCGGTCAGGGTCAGACCATTCTGCAATACCAGGCTTCTGGTTTCCCGGCAGGCGGTGGTGGAGGTAGTGCAGGCCACATATCTTCGAATGGCAACAACGGGACTACCGGCGGAGTAGGCGGTGGTGCTGTCAACTCCACGGGTTCGGGTTCGGTAGGCGCTCCTGCATCTGGAGCTACCATCCTGAGTGCCGCTGCCGTGACAGCTGCAGGCAATTACAGGATTGCCTGGACGGTAACCCTAGCTGGTACGGTAGGCGCGAATGACGCCAACAACTTCGTCCTCGGAGTCAAGAATGTAAACGGCATCCTATACCTGACGCCTAACGTGACTTCCGTGAACTCTGGCGCAGTCGGTAGCTACCAGCAAGTGGATGTACAGGCATCACTGAACGCCGGGGACATAGTGTTCATTAAGGCCGGTGTGCATGCAGGTACGGCAGGGTCGACATACTCCGGGACTATAACCGCAAGCGACAATGATGCCCTGAGTGCGGGTGGCAACCAGGGAATGCCGGGGAACCTACCGGGCGGCGGTGGCGGCGGTGCCGTGCCTGACTACACCGACAACTCGGGGACCGATCACCCTGGCTCGGCCGCGGGCAATGGTGGTTCCGGTGCCGCTCTGATAAGCTGGAACGGAGGCACTACTCCGCCGGTTCCGAACAACGTCATATCATTCCTGCTACATGTAGACCCTGCTGGTGAAACTGATGGGGCTATTCTCGCGCGCTTCGTAACGTTTGGTACCCTGCAGACAATCGACTTCTTGTATCACACTGGAGGCAAGCTGGAACTAAAGGGGTACAACGGGTCAACTCTTCTGCTGGACAGTGGACAGCTATCGGCTGGTGCCGACGGTAAGAGCCTGGCCATCCAGGTTATCTTTGCACCTAACGGCACTAGCATTAACTTCTTCATGCGGTCCCTTGACGTCAACACAGGAATCATCACTAACTTCGTGAGCGGTACTGTTACTGGTATCAGCCTGGGCAACGTGTCGGATGTGTTCGTGAATCCGACTGGCTCTATGAACAGCGGCTCGGCTACCGCTATGGGATGGTTCGTGGTACAGCAGTACTCTGACCAGCTCGCGAACCTAGCTAACATGCTGAATGGCTTCGATGGCGAGCTTGTGTCGGTGCGGCTAGCCAGGCTAGCTGCCGAGGAGGGGATCGCATTCCAGCTACAGGGGCAGGATGCGGACACGCCGCAGATGGGTCCGCAGACCGACGACACGTTCATGAATCTGATCCAGTACTGCGAGAATGCAGACCGAGGCCAGGTGTATGAACCGCGTGACGTGTTCGGGATAGGCTACCGCACTCGGCAGAACATGCAGGGACAGGTTCCGCTTATCATCGACTATTCGCAGGCTCACCTTTCGCCGCCATTCCAGCCAGTTTCCGACGACGCCCTGTCCAGGAACGATATAGTTATCAGCCGTTACCTCGGGGCGAGCGCTACCCTGCAGCAATTGTCCGGGGCCATGAGCATCCAGGATCCGCCTAATGGCATCGGCGACTACTCGTACAACGAGACTGTATACCTGTACTCCGACGCCCAGCTCGCGAACATGATTGCATGGCTGCTGATGCTAGGCACGGTCAGCCAGTACCGATTCCCATCCGTAAATCTAGACCTGCGCCGTGGCTCACTGGCCTCCCTATTCTTCTCGATCGCAGATCAGGACATTGGCGATTATTTCCAGATCACGAACGTGCCGAACTGGCTAAACGCCGACGTCATCAATGAACTAGTGATGGGGTACACCGAGAACATATCCAGTACGCAATGGGACTTCTCTCCGATCAACACCGTACCCGAGGATCCGTACAGTACTGCGAATCCTCCTGTCTGGTGATTAGGGGTGTGAGATGTTATGTCGCAATTCGAGATCGTCATGATAGCCCTGACGGTCCTGAGTGTCCTGGCTATACCGGCGCTAGTGCTGCTGGTACGAGCTGCGATCAAATGGACCAAGACTGATGACAGACTCGAGAAGCTCGTGGAGGATGTAAGTGAACTTGTTAGGGACAAGGAGAAAGCCCACAAGGAGCTAGCAGACGCGATGCAGAACGTCGTGACGGAGCAGAATGAAGTTCACAAAGAGATGTACGCGCAGATGCGTACCGATAGGTCTGCGACCGATACCCGGCTTAGGTTCATAGAAGAGTACTGGATGAAAAGAGGGCAGGGATAGACATGAGTGAGATGGCGGGGGAGCACCCAGACGAGGTGATCACCACAGTCAAGATCATCCGCGAGACGATGGACACCATAGGCAAAAGCCTGACTGCCATCGAGAATTACGGCAAGAGGACACGGCAGATATCCGTTGCTCTGATCCTCTCGCTTGTCCTCGACATCCTGCTGACGATCGGCGTAGCCGTCCTATCCACCAACGCTATATCTCAGTCTGACAGCACACGGGCTATTCAGCATTCCAACTGCCTCTCGGCCAACGAGGCACGCGCTGATCAGATCAAGCTCTGGAACACCTTCATCGCCATTGCCACAGAGCATCCGAGCCCGAACGAGACTCCGCAGCAGAAGCGGAACGCACAGGAGGAGATCACCCAGATACTATCGTTTGTGAAGAGCACGTTCCATCCCTTGAGCTGTTAGGCCAGGAGGCCGCAATGTCTTACGAACTCACCCCCGACGATCTTGCCACCATGATGCCTGTCAGTCCTGCTACCACGGAAGCTGGGGAACTTCACAGCCCGGCAAGGCAGCAGGTCCCGTCAGTAGGAACTTCCATCATGTCGCCGGCAGCCACCGGCCCGATCACGTACGGCATCGATCTGTTCGAGAACAACCAGTGGTACCATGATGCCAAGGTCCAGTTCATGATCCACAAGGCGTTCGAGCCGGGCTACGGCCAGGACTCCAAGTTCGCTTCTCGATGGGCTCTCGCGAAGAGCATGGGCCTGCTCCGCGGCGCGTACGTGTTCGGTCATCCGTCGTCACCAGCGGCCAGTACCGCTAGCAAATTCGTCCAGATCCTGAGGAACAACGGGATCACCAAGAATGACCGTGTGTTCCTCGACCACGAGGTGACCGACGGGAAGTCTCCCTCCTACTGCTCCGGATGGGCGGAAGATGTGTGCGCCGGTACCAACTCGGCGCTAGGCTTTCCGGCCTGTGGGGTATACACGTACCAGCAGTTCATTGCCCAGGGCAATTGCGCGGGCCTGGGTCAGTATCCGCTCTGGCTCGCGAGGTACTTCGCCCCCATCTCCCCGATGCCCGCAGTCAGCGTACCCAACTCGCCCTGGGCGTCCTGTGTGCTCGACCAGTACGGGGTGTTCGCGATCGACTGGGACTACGCGGCAATGAGCTACGCAGACCTGCAGACCTGGTGGACGAAGAATGCCGCTGTGGCTTCTGTTCCTCCGAAGAACCAGACGGGCTGGTGGGAGTCGTACACCAACAAAGGTGCCAGGGCCAACATCAGCTCCAGCGACGGCGGCCACACCTGGATGTCGCAGTACACGGCTCCGGGTAAGCCGACCTGGCAGGTGGGCGAGCTTCACTCGAACGAGACGGGCGGTCGAGCGTACGCTGCCAGCGGTGACGGTGGCGTCACGATCCACAACTGTGGCTCGTTCTAGTGCATAAGAGAGCCCCGCACCTCTGGTCCGCTTTCAGGGTGCGGGGCTCTCGGCTTGGTAGCTAGCAGCCGTCGTAGGGTGCCCAGTTGTTTGCACCGCCGGAAGTTGCCATGGCATTGTCGAAGATCTGCGTCTGGTAGGACGCGCTTGCGTTCCCGAACAGCGACGGCGCTCCGCCGTACGCAACCCAGGTCGAATAGCTGAACTGATACAGACCCCAGTGTCCGCTGGCGTTCCAGATCTGGGGGTTGCCGCCGGACTCGCGGCTGATCACACACGCTTGGAAGGCACTCATGCCCGCCGTTGATACTTGCTGGGAACTCACCGAGGAGTGCTGCACGGCCGGGGCGGCGTCCACTACTACCAAGACGGGCTTGGGAGCGGGCGGGGCCAGCACAGCGGGGATCGCCGGAATACGAGCCGGCAGGCGTGGGATGGTGAGCTTCAGACCAACCTGGATCACGTTGGCGTACTTGATGTGGTTCGCATAGTAGATGACTGGCCAGTCCTTGAAGTGGCCGTACTCGCGTTCTGCGATCTTCCCCAGCGTGTCGCCGGAGCGTACTGTATAGCTAGTCGGGAATAGTGGTTTCGGGTTAGCCGTGATGAGGATCGGGGTGACGACCTGGGCTACGTGCTCGGGAATCATCTGTGGCGGTGCGCTGACCGCGGGTGGGCTGAACGGCAGAGACTCGGCTAGCGCCGAGCTCGGGCCGGTCATATGGTTGCTGGAGATTCCGGTGGCGAATAGTGCTACGAGACAAGCGACAGTCAGGACAGCCGTGGCGGCGATAGCCGCTATCGTACGCTGGGCGTGCATGTTGCTCCATCCGTAATCGGGACGCGGCTGCTCTCGGGTGATCCTGGTTGATTGCAATCGCGTGGGACAAGCTGTACGCTACTCGCTACGGCCGGTAGTTACCGGCGTTTAGCCTTTCCGTTACCTAAGCGTTATGTCACCCCGGTGATCGGCCGCGCGGCCGGTTAGCGGCCGGGAGAAGCACCTCCGTGCCGGAGCGGAGCTCCGAGCTCCCGGGAGATTAGGATCGGGGTAAGGGGTAGGTTAGGGTCCCTAAGTTACCGGCCGGTATTTCGGAGCTAAACACGGGTGTAATTACCGGCCGGTAACTTCTAGGGGAGCAGGAAAGCGATAAGCGAGTCCCGGTTCTGCGGCACTGGCTTGTGCCCGCTCTGCCAGTCGAAATCACGCAGCGCCAGGGATAGTAGGGTCAGCTGGCTCATCTGGGCTAGCTCGCGAAGCCGGGCAACGCGGGCTGGTATGCCGGGCATTTGCTCCGCGGCTACCAGACGGTCGTGGTGGTACTGTGGGCCATAATGATCCGGGTACCATGGCATACTGTCGTTAAGGAAATGACAGGGGTACCCGATCCCCTCTCGGCAGACCGGGCACCTCGCTGTCTCGGCGCAGTCCCTAGAGGACCATGTACGCCAGTTGATTCCTCTTGTGTCGGTAACCAACATTACCTCGATGTCACGTAGAACGGGTCTGGCTCGACGTCGAACCAGTTGGCTTGAATCGAACGAGGTGCTTCGTAACCCCCTCCCCATGACTTGTAGCCGGTCGGCCCACCTGTGGAGCCGCCATTGGACGCTCCTTGGCTGTTGCTCTTCATGACGCTACACGCTCTCTCTCGTGCGAGTGCCTGAGGTCGATCCGCAGGCTGTGAAGCCGGTTATGGAAAGCGCGCCATGCCCTCATAGCGCCCTCGTCCACAACCCAGAGATACGGGAGCCCACCCAGAGAGCTCCTGTGCCTCTTGTTCATGTGCTGGACGAATGTCTCGTCATCCATTTCGTCGATGTCTACAACTTCTTGACGAGGGCGAGCAGGATCCCCTCTACGACTCCGGCCGTTAGATGATGCTCTTGTCGTATGCAGCGACCGCAGAGCACCACCCCCTCGGCTATTGTTTGCGGGCATGTTCCCTCATCCTCTCCTAGATCACTACCGCAGCATGGGCATTTCCCAGATACCCATCTGCTGTACGTACCCTTGAAGTCTTCCGGATCGATTTTCATCGGTCCTATGCTGTGGTACTTGAGTGCCAATATTCTCACCCCTGCATCGTGGCACTTAAAGCTGAATTCGTCATTGGCTATTATTACGCCTGTGAAGTTAAATTCAATCATCAGGGTCCACCACCCACAGTCTATCGACCATCACCGGGGTACCGAAGCCGGCAATGCGGTTGCCCAGGCATATCAGTACGTCATGGTTTACCGTGATCGATTCGATCTTGGCCTTCAGTTCAGGGAACTTGAATCGGTTGACGCGCAGATACACCTCCTCGTCGGTATCGTCGTAGCAGCGGAGGGAGCAGTACTCAAGCAGGTCTGGCCGCTTCAGGGTCTTGAGAATGTCCTCAACCTCTTCGCCTGTTCGCGAGCGGCGGTTTTCCACAGCGTCCTGATAGTTGCGCTCACGGACGATGCCCGCGTATACAACCACCGGACCCTTGCCATAGTTCGCGCGGGCGTTCGCGCCATAACGCTCCTCAACATGAACGGCTGCTACCTCGGTACCGTTATGGGAAGGGGTAGGTACCCTGCTCGTGCCCCTGGCCCAGTCCCGCACCTTCTTCATTCGGTCCTTAGTGATCTCCAGGCCGAAGGGGTCCTTCTGTGACATGAACTCGGCCATCTTCTCGATGGTCTTCGGACCGATGCCCCATACCCTGTCCATATCATACATGGACTTAAACGGGTTAAGCTGGTTCTCCATCTCGATGCGGCTGGCCGTGATTTCGCCGATCCCTGGGATCTGTCGCCAGCCCGCGACAACCTGGTTGCGCTTTACACTCCTTGTCCAGGTAGCGCCGCTGAGGCCCAGCCGTGGCGGCCGTACTTCGATCCCGTGGGCTCTCGCGTCTTGCATCAGCCTGAAGGACTGCTCTTTGTCGTCTGTCTTTGCCAAGTGTGCCGCATAGAACTCCAGAGGGTAGTGGGCCTTGAGCCAGGCACACCACAAACCCAAAATGGAATAGCTCACCGAGTGGGCATAGACAAACGCATACGTACCCGAAGTTACAATTCGTTTCCATATTCGGTCTGAGGTCTCCTCCCTAATTCCGTGTAGCTGCTCAGCGCCTTCCACGAACGCGCCACGGCTGACGCCGAAGGCAGCCTCGCCCATCTTCTTGGAGATGATGCGCCTGATTTCGACGGCGTGCGTCCAGTCGAAGCCGCCGACCTCTCGAACTATTTGTAGGATTTGCTCCTGGTATATGATCTGGCCATTCGTATGATGGGTGAGATCAGTGACGATAGGATGGTAGCGCTCAGGCTCACGCTTTCCGTGCTTGACTTCCACGTACTCAGCCGTAGTTCCAGAGAATAGTGGCCCCGGTCTAGAGAGTGCGTTGATATCCGTGACCTCAGCAAAGTTATCCGGATGTACATCCCGGTTGACCAGTCTGGTCGCTCGACCCTCAAACTGAAATATTCCCGTGACGTCTCCGCGTCTGAATACGTCGAGTGCTCCGGGGTCATCGTCAGGTATCGCATACAGATCCTCCAGGGTAAGCCCGGCCATGTCCAGGCATCGGGCGATAACGCCCATGGTCGTAAGTCCAAGCAGGTCCATCTTGAGCATGTTCGCGTACTCGACATCATACTTGTCGATACTCAGGACGGCTCTCATTTCGCCAGCGCTTTCACGCTGGTATACCGCGCACATGTCAGTCAGCGGAGTTGGCGTGACAATGAGCCCGGCGGCGTGCACACTCATCCCGGCCATATTGCCCTCTAGCCGGGTAGCTTTCCATAGGTCCGGGAACTGTTCGAATACCTCCAGAGCAGAGGGGAACATGTTCACCGTGTCGATCAGGCTAGCGTCAAACCGCGAGTCCCCGCCCGATCGCTCAATGATCATCTTGCTAACTTGTTCCTTGGCCCACTTGGGTACGTTATAGACCCTGGCTACATCAGCTAGTGAATTCTTCCCCCGGTACCGAACAAAATTAGCAACCGTACCGACACAATCAGCACCATAACGTCGAGCCATGTACTCTCGAACTTCGTGGCGGCGATCGTCAGAAATATCCAGATCAATATCAGGAAGGTCGGTCCTAGTGATATCAATGAATCTCTCAAACAGTAGGTGCGGGTATCGGACAGGATCTACTTCGGTGATTCGGAGTAGCCAGGCCACTACGCTAGCCGCGACGCTACCCCGCCCAGGCCCGACAGGGATGCCGCTGTCTTTGGCCCAGCGAACCATGTCGCTAGTCGCGAGGAAGAAGTCAGCGAGGTCCTTCTTCAGCATAAGGTCAAGTTCATACTTCACCCGCTCGGCGTACCAGTCCTGCTGTGACTGCGGGCGTTCGTGGACCTTGCGGTAGCGCCAGCCCTGCCGGCACCACTCGACTAGCAGTTCCTCAGAGGTGATCTCTGGGGTCGTTGCTACCACGGCCAGTGTCCAGTGTGCAGCCAGACGCCAAGGTCATACGCGCTGCCCAGGATGAAGGAGCTGATGCACCAGAGCAGGATAATTCTCCACCATGCACCCTTCTTCTTCTCTGGTGCGGGCATGTACACCTTGAGTCCCATATCAGATTCCTCCTACACCCACGGCCGTAGGTCCTTCTCGGCTATAGGGTACCTTAGTCTCTCGGCTTTCGGTAGGGTTACGCTACATGCATTCCCGATAAAGTTACTGGTCTCAATAGCGGCGCGGGCCTGCCTAGCAGTAAGACCTGTCTTCTCTAGACGCGCTGCAAGCTTCCGGTCAGATGAGGGCAGCGTCAATGGGACGTCGTAGTTCCAGCTACGCATGGCGTCCTCGACAGAGCCGGTACCCCTCCCAGCGGCGTGAAGGATAGCCTGCATGGTCGCGTCCTTCATCTCCGGGTAGTGTACGTCATGCGTAACAACCAGCGGAACACCAGTCATCCGGCTCAGCTTAACGTACGCCTGGTTCATGGTGCAGCTTCTGGGGAGTTCGTAGAAGGGCTGTACCTCGAGGAAATAATGCTCGCCGAACAACTCCTTGAATCTGTAGATGACAGCTTCAGCTGCCTCGAAGTCAGGTCGGTCAAGTCTCTCCGGTGTGCCTTTTCCGCCAAGGAGAGAGCATGCGAGAAGGCTCCCCGAGCACCCAGACAATACGGTGATACCGTCACTGTTGTCAGCAAGGCTCTGTCCAGAGACAGTTGGGTAGAAATAGAAATCAACGTATGACTGGGTGACGATTCGATTGAGACTTCGGTATCCGTCCAGGTTGCGAGCGAGTATCGTGAGATGATACTTGTATTGGCTACGAGACTGCTCGTCAATGTATCCTGTGTATGCCTCGAGTCCGAAGATGGGTTTGATGCCCGCCTTGACAGCAGCCTTCTCAAGCTGGAAGAAAGAAGAAACATTGCCATGCTCCGTAGCAGTCACGGCGGCGTACCCCAGCTCGGCGGCTCGCTGTACGTGCCGAGCCGGGGTACCATAGCCGTCCTTGAACGAGAACGTCGTATGATGATGGAGGTTAATGAACTCCATCAGCTTCTTGACGCTCTTAACCAGATCCACGACGCTCTCGCTCCAGTTACTTGCTCGCGGGGATGACTACCCCGGAGTTCGGGCCGGGCCAGCAAGAGAAGCCTGCCGGTGGGTTGAGCTGTCCATCAGAGATAGCACTCATGCACTGCTGGACCAGGGCCATCGGGTTCAGCGCTCCGGAGGCAGCCAGAGCCTTGTTCGCCGCGGCCTGGTTCTGAGCGGTGATGATTGCCTGCTTCGCGACGTCCGTCTTCGCGGCCTGGTTGACCACGGAGTTGATCCGGGCCTGAACCGTCTTGTCGTACACGAGCGGCTTCATGACCAGGGTGATGATGGTCACATCGGAGCCGACACGCTGGGAAAGGTTCTGCTGGATGGACTCCGCCATCTGGGTTGTGGTTGGGTTGGTTGGAGTGCCAGCTGCCGCGCCGGTAGCGAGCGGGGCTAGAGGGTCGTATCCGTCCAGCACTGCGTTAGTGGCAGCGTTCAGCTCCGGAGTCAGGAGACCGTTCTCGACCCCCGAGGTCGAGTTCTTGTAGTTCAGGAACACGTGGTCGGAAGCACCGGCGTTGACCTTCCAGCGGGCGGCGATCGTCACGTCAGCGGTCTGACTGCCGGCGATACGAACCACGAAGGTGTAGTCGGTGACCTGAACGGCCTCGTCCATCGGGGTGACCTGCTGCCATGGCCATGTGAAGTTCAGGCCAGGCCCGAGGTGACCCACCGGCTTGCCGAAGCTGGTCACGATCCCGATGTTCTGTGTTCCGACCGGGTTGAAGGACGAGAAGAACAGGGTCAGCACGGTACACCCTGCAAAGATCCACATGCAGACACGACCGATGACTAGAGCCATGGTCGGATCTTCTCTACTGCTACGTGCTCTCGAGTTGTACGCAGCCACGATTGGCTTCATGCGCCTCACGTAGAAGAACAGCCCAATCGTGACTAGCGCAAAGAAAATCGCCAGCCAGAGTGATCCAGGCATCTCAGCCCTTTCTGCTAGTTGGTTGGCGGGGCAGGTTCGCCCCATTCTCCCCAGCGGTCCACGTCATGCCTGACGTAGAAGCCGAGGAAGTTGATGCAGTCGAAGGCATGGTCCTTATCGTCGTGCCGACCGTGCTTCCAGGCCTGGTTCCAGAGCCGCATGAACTTCTTGCGGGCGTCGGATAGTGCGCCCAGCCTGCCGGATTCCCTCCAGGTACCGCCGTCCGGTTCGTACCCGCGTTCGCACATGATCTTGAGACAGGGCAGGAATACTCGCACCAGCTGATCTATAGCATCCGGCGTCGGGCTCAGGCCGCAGCCCTCCATGAACTCGACAGCGTAGTCGCGAGCTTGCTTGACAAGATGGTCGTTGCCTCCGTTCGTCCATGGCCCTCCGACACCGCTCATGTACGAGGGGCCACCGTTGCCGCCGAGATCCCTGGCCTCGACGATGTGCTCTGGGTTCGGTTCGCGCGCCATCAGGCCACCTTGACTAGCTTGGTCACGAGGACGGCGTTGCGCTCCGTGAACGCCATCATCATGTTGAACTCGATACCGAGCCGCCACTTGGTGTGGCCCTCGACGGCCTCGTGATCGTAATGCCGTTCGCTAAAGATATTGCGCCATGTGTCGACGCCGAACTGGCTCTTGTGGGTCAGGTCGGTGTGCCACAGCTCCGAGGAGTAGTGCGGCACGATGTTGACGAACCAGCCACGCGGCTTGAGTACCCGCTGGATATCTGCGAGGAGCGGGATCACACAGTCAAGGTGATCTAGGGTGTGGTACGAGGCGATGCCGTCAACCGACTCGTCCTCATACGGTAGGCCGTCGTGGGCGTCCCACTTCGGGTAGTCCAGATTGTCCCAGCCGGCAATCAGCTTCTTGCCTGCGCCGAGCTGGACGAACTTCCCCTGAGACTGCAGCTTGCCGGCGAGCGCGGGTATGGTCGGCCGGAACTTCATGTCCTTCACCATGGCGATCTTGATGTGATCCTCCAGGTAGAAGGGATGCGGGAAGACACCAGATCCGACCAGTAGGTCGTTCTGCTTGTTCAGATCTTGCTCTGCCATGACTGCCCGTTCACCTCTATCTCTTGCTTTGTCTGCTCGGTTTGTCTGGTTACCATGACGGCCCTGTCGGCCATCTCGTCGAACAGCGCCATCACACCCTTGAACTCCCCGGCGTACACGGCAATGTCCTCACGCTGCCGGGTAAGGTTAGCGGTGAGTTCCCTGCTGCCCATGTTGTACCCGACCATGTCTCTGCCGACATTGATCACGTGCAGGAACTTCGGGCAAATCTTGTCGACCGCCCGTACGAACCTAGCCTCTGGCTCCTCCTGGGTTTCGTACCGCCCGATCACGCTCGGTAGCCAGGTCAGGCCGGTCGCGAACTCCTCGCGCCAGCGCCATAGAGCCTCAGCCTCGGCCTGCTTCTTGTTGCGCCGACCCTCCTCCGAGATACGCAGAGTGTTGGTGTCTCCTGCGAATACCTCGACGGCATCGTGGACGGCAGCGAAGGCAGCCACGAGGTTCGGGTCAAGCTTGGGCTCGGTTGCTGAGGCTAGTGCCGGAGCAAGCCACGCAAGCATTACGGTGTGATCGGTATCGGACTCCGGTCCGCCGTCAGGGTGCCTGCAGGTCTCGGCGCGGTATACACGTCCGAACATCAGGGCTAGCTCAGCCACCCTCAGGGCAGCGTCAGTCAGCCCGGATGTACCCGCAACGTCCACGTATGGACTAGTGGTTCTCCTCAAGGCATGCCTCCTAGTAGCCGCATGCAATGCTTCTTCTGGCAGCGCTCCAGCACCTCGCGAGTAACCCGAGTGTCCTTGGTGAAATGCTGAATGGCGTAGATGGATGTCAGCGCCCTATCTGCTAGCTCATCTAGCAGACGCTCGTATGCGGCTTGGTCTTCGGGCTTGCGGGGGTTTTGCCCGGTCGCTAGGATCAGCTCAGCGATAGCTTCGCCTTGCTCCTCCTTCTCCTTGGCCACCCTCGCCCAGTGCTGGGCCAGAGGCTGTTCCTTGTAGACAGAGCTGACTTTTTCGTCGAGATGTTCATCGACAGCCTCTACTACCTTCTCGGATATCATTTATGTTCCGGCCGTAGTCGGGCCGCTCCTTCCAGTAGGGCTTCGCGCGGGTCGATACCCGACCAGTTGCTGGACGGAACACCAGCCTGGTGGTAAGCCTCGACGCGCTCTCGGATGCGGCAGGCCCTGTCGGTCGCCGCCATGAACTCGCATTTACCGGTGCGGTAGCATACCGGCTTGAAAAGCGAGACGATTAGATGTTGCTGCCAGCGGTCCTCGTCTGGGCCGTAGCGGTAGATGGCCTCCAGGGCCTCGCGCCAGAACTGCTTCCACTCGTACTGGGCCTGCGAGCAGAGCCGCTTGCCGCCCTCGACGACCAGGTTGCGAAGGTTCGTCTTGTAATGTATCCGAGTGGTTATGTTGGTCTCGAGTAGACCGCGGGCATCCTCGGCCGGTACGCCGCCATCGACGAGAGCGTTGTAGGCCCAGGAGTTCTGGGCTACAGCTCGGTCCCAGATCACTCGCATGGGGTGGTCCTCCTTCAGCCCGGCGATGCTCGGAGGGTAGGCCACCTCGCGGGCTGCGTTGCGCTTGACCGCGAACCTCTGGCTCTCCTGGACGTACACGGCAGTACGCTGCCTAACCATCTGGTGCGTGAACGCGCGGGTGACGCCCTCAACGAAGAGGTGGATATCGATGAACTCCAGGGGAGCAGCGAGTACCGTCTTGGTCATGTCGGCTAGCCATAGCCGGCACTGTTCCTCGGTGACGTCGTTCGGGTCGGTCACCAGAATGCCGGAGTAGAGCTGTGCCGCAGCTGCCATAACCCGGAGCGGATTAGGCGTCATGTGGACGACGGTCACCTTCGGGGTGACCATCTCGCCACGCTCAGCCTGCGAGTTGGGTGCGGCCTCGTACATCGCAACATCGGCGAAGCGGGCCAGCTCCCTACCAGACTTCGTCTCTTGGCGTCCTTCGGGGCTTGGCAGTTTGTTTCCTGGGCCCATCTGACTCACCTTTTTCTGCCTTCCTATTGACAGATACCTCCGCCAGCGCAGCGGGGATTATCATTGCGTACATGTGGGGCTGAACCTGACGGGCCTCCGGGCCTATCGGGAACAGTATAGTGCATGGCGCCTTGGCCCGCATTGTCGCGAGCCGCATCACCTGCGCGGTGATGACCGGGTTAGACAGGGCGTCCGGAACGTGAATGCGAGGGGCTACGATCAGGTGCCCCTCGCCTACCTTGTTGTCTGGCTCAAAGACGATGCCGTGTTCGGTCATCTCCTTGTAACGTCGGTCGTTGATCACCGTGCATATCTGGCACGGCTCCGGCGTCCTGTCCTGCGAATGTCCAAATTCCATCCAGGATCCTCCTTATGTCCTGATCGGTGGACCGGCCGTCAATGGCCTCGTAGGTGTCCCAGTAGGCCGTGTCGATCCAGGTCTCGTTCTGCCACTTGCCGAAGCGGCCGGTACGTAGCACATGCGGGTAGCAATCGCAGTCTGTGCTTATAGGTTTCTTGATCACCCGAGCGTACTGGGGCATGGTGTCGATGGTCCACTCGGTAACCGGCACCCCGAACACGCGCGAACTCCGCACCCAGGGTACGTTTGGGTCGGCATTGAAGATCAAGGTGTTTTCTGGCTGATCCTTTATCGACACCCACGGCGTGATGGCCACTCGCTTGAACTGGAAGTTGTGCGCGACATCTCTGCGGCACATAGTCAGGGCGGACGCAGTACTCACTACGAGATCGAACTCGTTGTGCATCTCGGCCAGCTCGTCCCTTGTGACCATGCGGTCAACGATAAGGTGCTCGTACTTCTCCCACAGCTTCTCGTATGTCTCGCGGTGCTTCCAGGCGTAGTAGCGCGGCTTCAGGATGTCACCGTTGATACCGATGTTGACGTCACCGTACAGCTTGTAGCGGTAGTCCATGATAGTACCGCCGATGACGATCTGGTGAATTGTGCCGTCCGGATGCTCCGTGTTGATGCCGGGGATCGGACGCTGGAGAAGGAGTGGCCCCTCCTGACGCGTCATATCCTTTGGTGCGATCACTGTCGTGTCACAGCCACGCCCGACGGCCGCATGCGCAGCGGCTAGCCCGGCAGGGCCGCATCCGATGACGGCAACCTTCATGACACCTGTCCTCTTGCTTCCGCTAGTAGTTTGCCATGCTTGTGCCTGATGCGACGCTGTTGTGCCGGAGTAAGGAATCCGGTGCCACGCTGCTTCGTGTACCGGGAGGTTCGCTCATGTATGGTCAGGGGTCTGACTTTCTTGCCGTCCTTCATGCTGATGGACCTCCAAAGAACGGCGGGAAGCCAGGGCTATCGTCACCCTGGCCAGTCATCCTCTTGAGCATAGCTTCTTGCTGATCACGTTGCATCTGCATCTGAGCTTCTTGTTCGCTCAGGAAGCGAGGGCTCAGGATCTCCTTGTGCGATGCGTTCACGATCTCGCGAGCGTAAGGGCTATCCCATTCGCAGCTCGAGAATGCGGCGGCGAATGAGATCCAGACCCATGCCGGTAGCGTTACCGACACATCCTCCTCAAAGGCGAGTCCGGGCCTGAATGTACCCTTTTCGTAAGCCATCCATTCCTCCTTTATTGACTGCAGCGTTCAGAAGCCTGGTCCAACCGGGAAGGGGACCGGAACCCAATGTGCGTAGGATTCACAGAGCCCGGCCGGACCAGGGGTCTCAGCGCTACCCGTGCTTCTTGATGTAGTGCCAGCGGAGTCTTCGGAAACCGTTCTTGTTCTTTCGGCCCATACGGTAGGACTTGAAGCATCCCTTGTAAGGGCAGTGAACGCGGCGCTTGTAGATAACCGCGACCATGGGGTAATCGTCGTGCCTCAGATACACCGGACCGTTCCGGAACTGATCAGAAGGGCGGGTCGTCCGGGTGCGCACGGCGCTTCTTCCCCGCAGCTGGTTTCGCCGAGGGCTTCGGCCTACCGCTACCGGCCGCACGGGTAGGCTTGCCGCTACGCGTGGCGGAGCTCCGAGCTACCGGCCGCGCGGCCGTCCGGGTACCCCTACTCCTAGCGGCCGTCTTCCGACGCGGCGCGGGTTCTGGCTCCTCTTCCTCCTCATCTTCTTCGTCCTCTTCGTCCTCCTCAACTTCCTCGTCTTCATCCTCCTCGTCGTCCTCAACTTCGTATTCCTCGTCGTCCTCATCCTCGTCGTCTTCGTCGAGGTCCAGGGGCTTGTACGGCATGTACTTGGCGATGTCGTTCCGCCACTCCCCTTCGTTGTCCTTGCTCCGGTCGGTTAGGATGTTGATGACCGCGGACTCTCCGACCTTCAACCGCGCGATCTTGACGACGGGCCAGCCCAGCTTGGCGTTCTCCTCGCCCTCGTACTTCATGCGGTTCTTGATGTCGAGGAGAGTCAGCCCGGTGGCGTTCAGGAAGGGCTGCCACCGAAACTTGCTAGCCTTGTTCAGCGTCAGGTTGTCCCAGATCTCCAGGCCGCCGAAACCGGAGTCCTCGTCAGCCTCGAAGATGATCTTGAGCATGGGGTCGTTCTTGCGGTTGTAGATGAACCAGATCTTCGAGAGGAAGCCGGTGAGCACGGTACCCTTCTTCGGCTGCGGACCCTGGTACGGAACGCGCTGATCGTCCTCGTTGTATTCTGCTTTCTCCAGACCCTCGACGTCAAAGTCTTCGTCGTCCAGCTTGAGACTTGGCATGCGGCCTAACCCTTTCGTTTGTTGTCTTCCATGGCCCATTTGGTTATAGTTGCCTTGGCGGTCTCGCGGTTAACTAGCTCGCTCACGAGCACGGTGAACTCGGCGCTCGTGCACGTCGCTCCGCTGCTTGTGTGTACCAGCCTTCCGGCGTCGTTCGGCTGGACGATGCAATTGTGTCGGCGACACTTCACCAGCAGTGACTTCGTCTGCCCCTTCGTCGCTGAGGCTTTGTTCGATCCTGCTGATGATGTCGGCCATGGCACCGTATTCTCCCTCCTTCACGTCATAGTAGTGCCCCAGGCAATCGAAACGGTCCTTGGCATAATACGGCGGATACGGCTGTGCCAGCACCCGACGAACAATCTCTTCGTCAGTGCTGGCGGTCTTGGACACGGCGTAGTAGAGCACCATGTCAGCCTCGGCGCAGAAGTTCTGGCTGATCGTGTAGTCCTTGCCGAGGATGTTTGGCATGACCAGCGGCTCGTCCTCTTCGTCCTCCTTGTACATGGCGGTCGCGATCATGATGGTGTTGTACGGAGCGTCCACCAGGCGACCGATGAACCGGAGGAACATGTTCTGCCACTTCTGGTGGTCCTTGACTGCTGGGATGTCCAGGTCACGCTTGGGGTTGCGCTTGTTGTTGGCCCGGAGGATCCAGTCAAGGAGCAGCCGCTGCATCTTCGTTGCAGAGTCGACGATGAGCCAGTTCTCGGGGGTCAGGTTCTTGTCAGCCCAGTTGAGCCCGGCCTCGACGTGTTCCCATGTAGGAGTGCGGATCAGCTTGGCCTGACTGCCGGCGCGCTTGGCCGCGACTGCCCCGGCCTCGGTGCTAAGGAAGTAGGCGTTCGGAGCGCCGCCTGCTAGCACCGTCTTGCCATGTCCGGATGGTCCGAATATGATGATGTTCCTGGAGGTTCTATCGCTGAAGCTCGCGAGATCCTCGACGACCACGTCGACGGCATCGGCCACTAGGGCCTCTGGCTCCTCCTCTTCCTGCCGGGCACTCCGGCGGTTAGCTTGTGGTCGGGGACGGGGACGCGCGGTCTTTGCAGCCATTTTGGGGTCCTCCGGAGACGAGTCCATTAACCTAGATATTATACCGCTACCGGCCGTCGGGCGCTACCGTTTCGGAATAACCAGTTAAGGAAATTTCTACGGGTGATGCTGATGCCTCGGGGTCATCCTGTCCGAGTTGATATCGTGATGTCTGCTGTGAATCAGCCATCTCTGCTCTCCAGATATGGCCTTGATTTTGCTAGCCCGCATACCGTGCTGAGCGTTCAGGTGGAGCGCCAGCTCAAACATAGTCATGCCGTATGTGACTACGCTGCTGCGGTCTTCAGGTATCGATCGTACGGCTCGCCCTTTGTGAAATCCACGCTCGCCACTTCCTTCCATGCTGAGCCTCCCCGCTCATGGAGTTTACATATGGTGAAGAACGGACACTGCGGACAGTCCTTCTGAGTGTTCTTTGTAACCGGCAGCTCACCGCTGATCATCCCAGTCATGAGCCTAGCTTCCTTGGCTAGACGCTCCATCTGCGTACGGCGTTCCCTCGGGCTGCGTTCCATAGTCTCGCGGACGAACCGCTCGATAGGCTGCCGCTTGCTTACGGTCCCGTTCAGGTTCAGGGACTCACCTGCAGCGTTCTGCTGACGCTGGTCCTCCCTTGCCTTGCGGAGGAAGTTGTAGGTGATACCGGCAATCTCCTCGTCAGGCTTTAGGATACCCTTGGCCCTGAGAACCGCCTGCGCGACCGCCCAGTAGATACCGCCCTGATCGTCTAGCTCCAGGTATGCTGTCTGGACAGCGGTAGCGGTCTTATGCTCCATGAGGTAGATCTGCCAGTCGCGAAGGTCGAGGTAGACTCCGTCCCAGGTACTCATGAAGTACGCTATGGGCTTGCCCTGATATATCACCCTGATCTTGAACGGGTGTTCGACGGCAATGACCTTCCAGTAGGGGTCCCGGCCGTACTCCTCGACGTATCCCTCCAGCATGTCGACGCCGAGGGTCAGGGCGTCCTCATACTTGGCGTCATCTATTTGCTGCAGCTCGCGGTCAGAGCGAGCCGCGAATATCTCACGTTCCTCTTCACCCTGGTGCCATAGCTCGAAAGTCTCAGCAGGATGGGGGCCACGCTTCCGGCCTTTCCGGTACCACAGGGCCAGGGCTTCATGTACCCCTATTCCGAACCACAGCGCATTGGGTGTGGTCTTCGGGTTCAGGCCCAGGACGTACTGCCAGTACCAGCGTTGGTGACAGCGCCGGAAGGTAGAGCGACTACTGGTTGTGATGACCGGCAGGTCCCCTATGATTGCAGGCATCATCCCTCCTCGCATACTGGGAGTCCCGCCGCCTTGCCAGAGACGACGGGCGCTCCCAGCCCAGGACTGGCATCCCAGTTGCAGCCTCAAGGGATAGCGCCCTGTCTTGGCTACCATTAGCGGGTCCCTGGCCTAAACCCAGTTGGGCGGGATCGACCGAGATCTGAAACGTTAGATCCTGGCCAGGGACCCTCGTAGCGGGAGCAGGATTCGAACCTGCGATCTCCGGAGCGATGGGGCATCCGGTGGGGACGACCGCTCCCCTACCCCGCATACCTGCTACATCTTGCTGGGACCCCACTTTCCGTCTGGACCTTCATCCTCCGGGAACTCGCCGGGTTGAACGGGAGATGGAGGTATCGGGCCAGCCTTCATCTGGCCGCTCGCGTACTTCTCGGCCAGGGCTGGATCCATGCCAGATGAGATTAGCACGGCCTTGACTCGCTCGTACTCCTCCTGGGCCGCGAAGTTGGCGGGGTCGTAGTTGCGCTTGTTGTGAGCCTGCTGGGCCTCGATGACGTGCATGCCGCTGGGCAGCTTGTGGGTGATGTTGATGGTCGCGTTGTCACCCTCGACGAGCCCGTTGACTTCCCAGACACCCTCGGGCATCTCCATCACGTCGCCCATGGGCACGGCCGTGAGGTTACCGTTCTTGCAGTGGATCTGGAAGGAGTAACCGGGCATCAGACCCACCCGAGCGTCGTGGCGTACTGGAGGAGCATCGAGGGGCTGACCAGGTTGGGGTCGTCGCCGACGTTCGCGAGCTTGACCCTGTTCCAGTCAACATGGATTCCGGAGAAGGTCATCTCGTCGATGACGTCCGCGGAGCAGACCCTCCAGTCGTCCTGCTTGAACTCGGACTCCATCTGTGTGCCGTTCCGAAGGTGCAGGACCTCCATGGCGAAGCCCATGTACGCCATGTAGTCGTACGGCGTGCCGACGAGGGCGTGTGCGCGAGCCACCATCTTGAGCTGGGCGGCCTGGATCATCTGCTTGTCAGGGAGCTGGCCCTTGGGCGGCGGGCTCCACCATCCGGTCACGTCGATCGAGAGCTGATCCCACATCTTGTAGAACCAGATGGTGTCGTCGTGCGACGCGGCCGGGGCGATGCGGGTACATGGTGCGGTACCCTCAACGATCTGGCCACCACCGATGTAGGTGACCGCGTGACCGGCCCAGGACTGGGTGGCGTACCGAATTAGCTCTCCGGCTACGCCTGAGCCGTGAGTCACACCGGGCGTCCCCGGCGGTACTTGGCTGATGTCAACGTTCAATTTCTCCTCCTCATCCCTGTGAGCAACCAGAAGTGTGTGTGCCCATAATTCCACCACACTCCGTGCAGACCAAATCCTTCAGCAACTTGCCTTACCTCCCTTCAGTCCCCTGCCCAGGCCCTGGAGTCATTCCTTTCAGCTCACCTGGGCAGGGTGCTCAGCGGAGGTCAGGCCGCGCCAAAGTCCCAGCGGCCGTTGGCCAGCGGGCTCAGGCCGGGGTATGCCCGGACCGGAACGTAGTTGCCCTGCGCGTTGACGGTCATGACTTCGTTGTCAGAGAACACGAACAGCCCGCCGTTGCGGAACGACATCGGAGTCCGGGTCGAGGTCAGGCTGAGCTGCACACCCTTGCCGTTGTCCGTGACGTACTGGCCGGTCTGCACAGAAGACAGGGTCTTAATGCCGTCAGACCAGGTATACACTACCCACTGCAGGCTGATGTATGTCTGCGGCAAACAGGCGTATGTGCTCAGCAGGCCGGTGGCCTGGTTCTCGTTCAGGCAGCGGCCAGTCGCGCGGTTCTTGATCTGCACGTAGTTGCTCTTGGCCACGACACAGAGGTTCAGGCCGGTGATGTTGCCGGCACCCTTGCCGATCCCGTCGTTGTTGTTGCTGGCGTCCGTCCACTTCTCGCAGGTGCTGGTGTACACCCAGGAGTAGTCGCCGCCGCTCACCACCACGTCGCCGGGGGTCACGAACGCCTGCGTCAGCCAGTTGGTCGTGGTGACCTTGGGCGTACCGAAGTTGTCGTCCTCGCTCGCAGGAACCACGCCCGTCAGCGTGTCGGCCGCAGGGGCCACCGCAGTCAGGGAGTAGTTGCCAGCCATGGCGCCGCTCACGTGGTGGTTGATCTGGCCGCCGGTACCGTTGGGCGTACCCGCGCCGAGGATCGTGTCGAATGTGCCGTTGTCCTGGATGGCGGCGACGTAGCAGATGTCACCGGTTGGCAGTGTGCCGCATGTGTTCTGATCGGTTGCGACCGACACCACCAGCTTGCGGTTGAACGTGTCGTAGGCCCAGGTGTTCGGCGTGCCGTGCCCGTTGTCGGGCCGGTTACTGACCGCGGTGTTCGCTGTCAGAGTGGTCGGAGCGGACAAAGCGTTGGCGTTGAAGGTGGGCAGGGACATGAGCGTCGCGAGGAGAACAAACAGGATGACGGCGGTCCACCAGACCCGCCGACTCTCGAGAAGCTTGGTGATGTTGGACATGAGACCCTTCTTAGTTGGAGTTGTTCCGGGGAAGTCATAGAGCCAGCCCCGGCGGAACGCTGGGCCCGAACCGCGCCACTCGGAGGAGGAACAACGAGCAGCTGAGCGTTCCGCCAGGGCTGGGGTGCCCCGGCCAGAGAGATGGCTAGCTCCGGCCAGGGGATCCTGGCAAAGTCTATGGGGTGGCCCTGGGTCACCAGGACGGGGAGCGAGATGACCCAGGGCCGGTAGCCTCCGGATGTAGCGGCGGCAGCAGGGTCGCATCGCCTGGTAACCTGCTACCTTCGACCCGGAGGTGCCTGCGGGCTAGAAGGGCGCTGCCTTCTTCTTCTTGGCCGTGGTCTTGCCGGCGGTGGCCCTGGCCGGCCTGGCCGGCGCAGCGGCTGTCGCTACCTTGGGACGGGCCTTGGCCTTGCCGACGACCTTGGCGCCGCCCGGCGTCTTGGTGGCGACCGGCTTCTTGGCTACGGGCTTGGCCTTGGCTGCCTTCTCGGCTGCGGCCTCCTGCTTGCGCTCCTCGCGCCGCCGGATGTTGAAGTCGGACTTCTGGAACTCCATGCGGGCGGTGCCGGCGATGGCGATCAGGCGGACGGGGTCGGTCTTGCCGACTTCCTTGATGGACGAGCCGATGGGCTTGAAGATCTTGTCGTCCATCCACTGGGCGAAGTCGACCATGGTCGGGGTGATGGACTTGGAGGCATACGGGGTGTAGTCGGGGCTGTCGTCCTCGTCCTCGTCGGCCTCGTCCTCAACCTCCTCGTCCTCTTCGTCGTCCTCGTCCTCATCCTCGTCTTCGTCGTCGTCGTCTTCGTCCTCGTCGTCCAGCTCGTCCTCGAGTTCTTCGTCCTCCTCGTCTTCGAGCTCGTCCTCAAGGTCGTCTTCCTCGACCTCGGGCTCCGGCTCGGGCGCAGGCTTCGCCTTCTTCGTGGCGGGCCTGGCCTTGGTTACTGCGCGTGCGGCCATGCGTATCACATCCTTGTTTGTTGGGGCCTTAGTGCGTGTCGAAGCGATAGGGGTACTATACCGTCTCACGACCGGTTTCGCTACCCTTTCCGGAAGATCAGCTAGAAAATTTTCGGCTGTCCCCTCCTCAATGATGAAAGTTACCGGCGAGGTGTCCCTCCGGAACAGAGCGTAGAACCTGCCGTCCTGAATTCCGCGGGCTGAGAGGCCGTGATCCCAGGCAGCTCGCAGAAGAGCGTCTCGGTCCATCTTCTTCTCCTGGTACGTATCCCTCATGTACCGGAGAGCTTCTTTGCCGGTCATCGGCTTGGTCAGGGTGCCGACGATCTTGTGACCGTTGAGCCTCCTCATCGCATGTCACCTATCCTGACGATATCGAGGGCCACCTTCTGGCGGACGCTAGGCTTGGCTGACTGGAGGGCCTTACGCTGCGCCTCGCCGTTCTGAGCCATCCATTCGTCCACTGTCCCCCAGCTGACTAGGCGGTGGACGAACACCCGGTGAATACGAGAGACACGGTGGATGCGGGAGACAACCTGGAACTCCTCGTCAGACTTCCATGGCTGGTCAAATAGTACCAGGTCGTCACAAACTGCGTCCAGGGTGATAGCCTCGCCACCGGCCTTGGTGTTGATGATAGCTACCATGTGGTCGTCATCGGGGTCGTTGAAGCGTCGCACCAGATCCTCTCGGCCGCGGTCACTGGTTGCACCAGTCAGGGTCAGACACTTGATCTTCTTGGCGCGGAGCGTCTGGGCCAGCAGGCTGATGGTCTGGCTGAAGTTGGAGGCTATCACAACCTTAGTGTCGCAGCCCTCCCGCTCTTCCATCAGGTCTAGGATCCAGTCAACCTTGTTGCTGGGGAGAGCCGGGCGGAAATCCTCGCCGACCATCTTGCCGTAGGTGTTCGCGAACTGCCGAAGCCTAGTGATCTCAGCTAGGGTGCCGTTGGCCGTTAGAGTGCCATTGATGATACGTGCCTCGGCCAGCTTCTTCATCTGACGGTAAGCGCGGGCCTGCCTGTCTTCCATGTCTAGCCAGACATAGTTCGGGCCGTTTGGGGTCTCGAGCGCGGGCGTACCGGTGTACATGATGGGCGGTAGGTCAGGAGCCGCTACCTGCTTGGTTCGGGATAGGTAGTACGGCCGCAGGCTATCTTGCCAGATCTCAGGGTACAGCGGGACCGGAACCTTGGCCGGGCTGCCGTCCTCATCAGGCTGCACGACCCGGAAGAACTTGCCCTGTATTACCCCGAAGTGCGTAGCACACCAGTTCCAGTAGCTTGTGAAGACATCAGGTCTGCACCAATTCAGGGTCCCCCACAGCTTGGTCAGATTGGAGCGAGCCGGAGTACCCGACAGAGCTATGGCCAGGCCCTCCGGAAGCACATTCTTACGCAGGAGGAGAGCCCCGAAGCGCCACTGTGTAATGTGCTTGCTCATGGTGTTGTAGGTACTAGCCAGGGCGTTGTGCGACTCGTCCATGACCATGGCGTCTAGCTGGAAGCCGAACAGCTCAGGGTACTCGGCCTCGATAACCTTCTTGTGCTTATGGTCAGGGTCCCTGCACTCAATAGGGAAGTTGCCCTTCTTGTCGGGCATCTCGCCGTCGGGACATACCTCAACGTTCTGGGCTCGAATCATCTCGGTGTTGATGATGAGCATCTTGCGGGGACCTGGGTAGTCCTGGAAAGCCTGGATAACCTGCTCGCGCTGAGCGCGGGTACCCTGGGCTACGAACGGCGCTATGGTAGGCGCCCAGCGGTTGGTCTCGCGGGCCCACACGGAGCGGGTAGCCGTCCTCGGACACGTCACAAGGATGGTTTTGCAATCAGCTTCGATGAGAGCGGCTAGGGTTTGCAGGGTCTTGCCAAGGCCAGGCTCGTCGCCCAGGATACCCTGTCCCGCCAGGGCTATGAAGGCAGCTCCGGCTACCTGGTACTTGCGGTCCTGCATAGCCGCCCACAGGAACGGTGCCTCCCGTGGAACGCGGTCGAATTTGGCAGTGGCTCCGGCTCGCAGGTCCTCCAGGGCATCACCGGCAGCTATGGCGGCACGAGCCCACGCGCTGAGCGCAGGCCTGACGGTGAGCCCGGCTCCGAACACGCGGCGGAAGCTACGACAGGTGTCCATGGTCAGCGGGTAAGACCAGCAGATGAAGTTGCCGGTTTTGTCGCGCTTCTGCTTGGCGCCAGGTACCTGCTTCGCCCACTCCGGTCCCTGCCCGCGAGCGTAGGGTATGCGGGCAAGGATCTTCTCGCCGTCGGTGGTGATCTCAGCTTGCATCTATGATCTTCCCCATCGCTTCCGCTGCTTCCGCCAGCTCGGTGTATTCGCGCATGCCGGTCCAACCATCGATCTCCCGGAGCCAGTCGAACACAAGACCCATACAGAAGTGATCTGGCTCCGGTCCCGAACCGCAGTGTGCACAGGCTACCGCTCGTACGGCCATAACTGCGGCTAAGGCTTGTCTTCTTCGTTGGTGTCGTCCTCGCTGCCGTACTCGTAGCCGTCAGCGAAGCCCTCGTGGTAGCCGACCAGGACCAGCTTGGTCCAGCGCTCGGCTATGAGCGCGGGCGTGATCTGTACGAGCTCCCGCAGGAGTTCCTTGTGCTCGTCGGTGATGGGCATGTCATCGATGACGGTGTTCTCGTCGCGGATCTTGGATGGAGCCATTATGACCAGTCCTCTGCGTAATCGGTTGCGCCGAAGCGCGGTGATTCTTCAGACCGGGTACGGTGGCCGACGCCCAGGTTCAGGATCGTCTGCTGACCGTACCCGGTCGGAGCACAGCGGTGTGTTACCGGGCAGTCAAACACCCGGCAACGCGCGCACTGTATGAACTTGCAGTGGCAACCATGTACCTCGTCGCATGAGCCACAGTAATGCCGGTTCTTCTCGGGCATGACCCCTATCCTACCCTATGCACGGCCGGTAACGCTACCCCTACGCGCTACCGTTCGCGCGGAGCGGGGTCGTTAGGGGTACCGTCGTGTCGAGAGTAGGACCCTTAGTGGGCGGGATGAATGGGATCTGCAGCTCAGGCATGGACGCCTTCAGCTCAGCGACGACCACGGTGTACTGGTCCTGCCTAATGACCGTCTCCCAGCAGGCGTGGCAGGCTCCTGCGAACCTACGACGACCGCTGTGGTCGCGGGCGTCACAGACGATCTTGGCCCTCTTCGCAAGTGGGTGCTTGTCGTTGAAGGCATCCGGCTCCCAGCCGACACTGACCGGCTTGTGTCCGTCCTTCTTGCGAGTCTTGGCGCGGCTGTGCTTGACGGCGTCGATGGCTCGCTCGACCCCCAGTCGGCCAGCAGCCACATTGGCTTGCGTCTTCTCGTCGAGCTCCAGCAGGGATAGGTACCTGCTAATGGTCCCGCCGGTCAGCCCGAGTCGCTTCGCGATCTGCCCCTGGTTCAGATGGCACTCATCCCGCAGCCTGCCATATGCCTTGGCGCGCTCCATGGGAGTGAGCGGCTCGCTGTGCTCGGAGGTTGTGAGCGCCATGAACAACTCCCGCTGCGTCAGGTCCTCCTCGGGCAGCGGGTAGTTGACGATGCACTTGACTCCGCGGACGACGGTCTTGGCCGCGACCCAGCGTCGGTATCCGTCCTCGATCATGAAGTGGCCGGAGCCAAACTGTAGCGTGGCCGGGATAACGAGGAGCGGCTGTTTGAGACCCTCCTCTCTGATGGAGCGAGCCAGCTCAGTGACGTCACCCGCCTCGCTACGCGGGTTGTCCGGGTTCGGGTGGAGAAAGTCCACCGGGACGTTGATCATCTGGCTTCTGTTGATCACTTGGACCTCCGTGTCGATACTCATCGACCCTCCTAATTGCATTCCTGAGCCGGTCTTGGCTCTCATGGTTGAGGCGAAGCTCCTCTTCCATATCGTCAAGGGCTTGCACGAGCGAGCCGCGCTTGTCCCTCATCCCATTCTTGTCGTACTCATGTACGACGTACTGTTCTCCGTCGCTTATGATCAGGACGACGTTGAACCGACGGGGCATCCATACCAGGATCCTCTTCGGCATCGGGAACGGCATGTTCGGTGCACTTCCCCTCTGTGTCGGTGAGGTACATGAAGAGGACCGGAGCTCGAACCATCCCCACTCGGTCCCCAACTTGCGTACGATACCCGATGAACTTGTTGTTCTGCACTGAACGCAGAAAGGCCATGGCCTGCTGGTCGTCGTCGATGGCGATGACGAACATCTTGCTCATCGGTTGAGTTCCTGCGCTACGCTAATGCGTCCACGGTGAATGTTCTCGGCCATGGGCGGCGGTTCAGTGTCGAAGCCGAACAGGTCCTTGGCGTCGAACGCGGCGTGCTGCGCCCGCTCAAGGGCAGCGTACACTTCAGAGCGGTGCTTGTCACGCTCCTCCGCGGTCGTGTACATGACCAGCCTGTCGTATGCAACGTTCGCCTCGCGTATGCCACGTCGGATCTCCGCAATAGCCCTGGCGAAGTTCTTGCGAGGTGGAATTGGCTTGCGAACCATTTCCATTTCGGATGCCTCCGATTTCTGTGAAAGGGAAAGAAGTGGTCCAGATCAATTCCCTACTTATCCTACCGGGAAAGCCTAGATGGCTCCGTTCCTGTCTCGACCCTTGATCACCATGATTGGCGACCAGCGTGTTGCCCGCTCGGGATTAGCGACCTCGTACCTTTCGCGTCTTGCCCTGCCCTTCGGGCTATCGTTGTACCTCTGGTAGCTCGCCAGGCGGGATAGGCTCGAAGACGATCCTTGGTCCGCCGGGGAGGGCGAAGTCGTCGTCGTTGTGCTCGTCTTCGCGCCCTTCCTCGTAGCCATCAGCCCACACCTCTTCCAGCAACTCGAGTAGCGCGGGCTGGCCGGCAGGACCCAGGAGATCTGCGAGCCTTTGGTACCTGCCTTTGCTCTCCCTGGTCAGTCTTCCTGTGTGGAACATCGCTCCTCCTCTGCGCGGCTTCCCACTCTGACTGGAGCCGCATCCACTCATCTAGCTGGCCTAGCACCTCGGCGCAGTCCGGGCCGATGCTTAGCTGGCGGCTCGCGTACTTCGTGAGGTGCGAGTTGCACTTCCAGCAGTTGTTCGTCTCCTGTGCGTACAGCTTGCCAGCTTTCTCGGGACCGTACTCCAGGATGGCCTTCAGGATACCGACGACCTGGTTCCGATAGACCTTCATATCAGGATGACCACCGACCACGCGCTTCAGGTGCATGTTGCCGTTGTACTCGTAGAACTTGAAGAAGTCGTAGTCGTTGTTGCCGGTCAGGCTCGGGATGGCGTAGTGCCCCTCAGGCACATCTGGTAGCTTTACAGTGTGGTTCTTGATCAGGTCGTTGATCATCTCCTTGGCCTCGTCACGGCTGATCCGCTGAGCGGCCTGCGGATAGGGAGGAAGTAGCGTCATGCCTCGCTCCGCAAGGAGTATCTGAAGCAACTCGTACTGCCCGCGGCCACCATCGGGCTTGGTGGTAAGCGGGTTTGCGATGCTGAGCTTCAGCCTGGGTGCTTCCGGGGTTGGATTGTCTCCGAGAGAGCACTTCTTCACATCAGCAACAGTCTCGTGCTTCTCGTGACAATGCCCACAGCTAATCATCTTGGCTCCTCCTCTGCGCGGCTTTAGCCGGTACCCCTATTCTACTCCATCGACGAGCTGAGCGCTACCCCTACGCGCGATCGCTTTCGTGCCGAGCGCGCTGGTCGCAGTAGACTGTGTGTAGGTAACCGCGCCTGGTGTCGAAACCGCGCTTGCAGGAAACGCAGCAAGTGCCGGAGTCGTTCTTGGCCAGCGAGCGACCACACTTGCAACGACCAGTCTGAGCCTCGGCCTCATTGGCAGGGCAATTAGGAGGGCACTCTCCGGTCAGGATGTTGTGGGGCATGTTCAGGTCGTGAAGAGTACCTGAAAGATTCACCTCGGCATCGGGGAGGCTGTCGATGAGTGCAGCCTGGGCCTTGGTAGGGGTGATCTCTCCAGACGCCAGCTTAGACTGGAGCTCGACGGCTGCGGCTTCAAGCCTGCGGGTAACCTCGGCAAACTGGGCCTCGCTGGCTTCCCTGGCCGCCGCGTTCCTCTGTCGGTTGTACTCCTGCCGTACAGTGATCTGTACCTTACGACGCCTGCGGGCAACCATCCACTCGTAGCCGCCCGCAGGTGGGCGTAGCGTCTTGGCTCGGTTCACTGAACTTCCTTCCGCGGCGTACCGCCGACGTTGGTGTTGAGGTTTGCGGTGTTGGCCACCCGGACGCCGTGGGCGTAGGCCTCGCCGTTGAAGGGTGGCGGCGTGTACTTGCGCATGCGGACCTTGACGGCCTTGGGAGCAGGCGCGTTCGGGTCGACAGGCTTGGGCGGCCTGGGACGTAGGTCGGGGTTCTCCTGGAAGAAGAACTCCTGCAGGTCCTCGTACCGGCTACGCAGCTCGACCTCGGCCCCAGCATGCCGACCACTCTCGATCTCGTACAGCCGCTTTTGGATGCGGTCGACATAGCCCTGGGCCGCGCTACGCCGGTAGGTGGCTGAGCCGCCAGCCGAGATCTTCTTGTGGCTCTCGCCGTGTGCGGCCGCACCCTTGAGGTAAGCGCGTTTGTAGATGCCGCCTACATGGAAGTTCGTGCGCTCCTCATCGGAGTGCTTGTTGCGCCAGATCTCCTCGTCCTTGTGTTTGGTAGAGTTCCAGCGGGTGCCCATCTTCCGCCAGCCGTACATGTGTGCGATCTCGAGCCAGTTGTGGCCGGCGCTGTGAAGTCGGTAGCAGTTCTCCTCAAGAGACTGGCTCGGGTCGACGCGTGGCAGGAACACGTCGAGCATGTGGAGCCGGAGGGTTGTGTACAGGTGCTCAAAGTACCTGACGTCGGACTCGAAGCCGTAGACCCTGGCGTACCAGACATCGTCGGTCATATCCGAGTAGTACCGCACTTTGCATCGGCAGTGCCGGGCCACGTCGCCCAGAAGTAGCTCGACGTAGGCCAGGTGCTCGAATTCGGTGTTGGCGACCGCCACCCTGATCATGGTCGGCTTAGCGCGCTGGTCGAGCGGCTTGCCCTTGTCCTCGGTGATCTCGCGGATCGCGTAGGCCAGCATCAGGCCGTCGGCCTTGGCTCGGGCAGCCCTGGCCTCCTCGGGCGAAGTGCTCGGATGTTCGGCGATGGTCACCAGCTTGCGAACCTTCTCCATGATCCTGTCCAGGCTAGCGTGATCGCCAAGGACTCGTTCGTCTTGTTCTGCCATCAGAAGTCCCTCCTCAGCATGGTCTCGATGCGACCGGCCTCTTCCTTCTCGTCATCAGACATGTCTCTGAGAGATGACTGCAGAATGCGGTCCATCTTATCCCGCAGGGCAGCCTTGACGGTGTTCGCCTCAGCCAGCGTCCACTTGACGCTGAAGTTCTGGTTTGCCATCGCTTCCTCCTCTAGGTCGCTACCGTCTATCCTACCTTATATGGCAGCTGAGCGCTAGTCCTTCTCCGAATCCCGCGTAGCTTTTTCTTTACCAGGAACCACCCAGTCCCATCCGGCTACACCAGCGTGCCCCTTTGCATACCGCGGCTTGGCTACCACTCCCATACGGTTGCGGGCCTTGGCGATAGTCTCGCGGTTGGCTGTAACCCCCGCATTTCGGAGCTCTGCCAGGGCGTCTGTGGAATCCCACTTGCCGATACGCGAGAACATCTCTGACAGGACGGACACGATCTCCTCCTGAACCATTGGGCTGGGTCCACGCCGCTTGCTCGGCGGCGAAGCTAGGTCATCAGCCTTTAGGGATATGGCCCCGAGCCACCTGATGCGCGGAGCCATGTTACCGTCGGTGTCCGCGACAATATCCGAATCTTCTACCACGTAGGCTAGTACCTCATCAGGCCTACGCTTCAGGTGGTTATTTTTGACCTGAGCGATACCGTACACCTTGCCGGATATGTTCTCCGGTAGGTTGCCCCTAGCCTCCTCGGGCACCTCACCGGCAACTACCTGTACCCGGCTAACAGCTCCAAAGGCTACCGAGCCGCCGCCACGGTGTGCAGCAGACAGCTCCGTGTTCTTGTTGAAGTGTCTAATGAATATTGATGCGCAGCCTACCTCGTGGAGCATTGCGCTTAGTGGTGCCAGTGCACTTCGTACCGAGGCGTCATTATTGCTGTTGACCTTCTCGTCTAGGAATGCGGTGATTGGGTCTACGATAAGCAGGCGTATACCGTAAGTTAGTACCCATTGCCGAACCTTGTCGGTCGCAAGCGGGAAGCTCATGATATGCCCACCCGAGTATGCCTTTGGATTCTTCTCGCCCTTCTCCTTTCGCAGTACTAGGGCTGGCCGGAATACGCTACGCACGTCGGCATTGGCGGCCTCGAGTCTACCGGCCGTAACGCTATCGCTGTCCTCCGGAGCCAGCAGTAGTACATTCCCTGGCCCTCCGTTGACCGGGCTGCCGTCCGGCATCTCGTCACCGCGAGTCAGCCGAGCCGCGAGATCCAGGGTGATCTGTGACTTGGCTGTACCGGCGTCACCGTCTAGCATAGTGATGTCGCCTACTGCTAGCCACCTGGACCACAGCCACTCAGTCAGCTGGCGCTCAACGTCGGCAAAGGACGTCAGGTCATGTTGGATGACCTTGGCTACCGACGGTCCTGAACGGCTGATGCCCCGCAGGATCTTCTCCTCGTCGGGGCTAGCGTCCGGAATGACGGCTCCCGGCCGGTGTAGCAGGGTCAGTAGCTCTCTGTCGGGATTCCCGTGCGCTGGATACCAGGGACGACGGCGATCATAGACCGACATCTCACCTGCGAGAGAGCGTAGGAGTACCAGGATGTCCTTGCGTTCATACCCCTTGCGCTCCAGCTCGTGGACGTAGAGGAGAAGTGCAGCTCTCTGGCCGCCGGCAGGAGCATCAATACACTCCTGACGGAGTTTATCAGGGTCTTCGCGTCGCGTGCCGGATCCTCTGGTTCGAGAGGATATAGCCGCCATGATGTAAGAGGTGATCTCCTCAATGTTGGAGTCACCACCGGGTTTTTTGACCGGCTGCGTCCATCGGTATGTGCCTAGGCGCACACCGTCGACGTCAGAGCCGGATATCACCCCGCCGTCGCCGTCCAGGCCCTTTACAGGACGTATGGTTGGAGGGAGGAATACGAACCCACGACCTGTGCCATCTGGATTGCCTCCCTTGAGGTCCACACCTGGCAGCACGTTGTTATGGCTGCCTATGCCTAGTGCTGCGATGTAGATATGGACGCCGCCCGACGGCGTCTTAACCATGCCGTACGTCTCAGGTCCGAAGTCACCTAGCTCTTCGGACATGCGGTTGAAGGAGAATTTCCCGCCATTCCGCGGATCAATATCGATTACGTCGAAAGTTATGCCACATACCGCAGCCAGGGCGTCCCCTCGCTTGTAGCCTGCCAGCACGTCTAGGTCAGCCGGGTACTTCTGCCATCTGCTCCATCGTAGGTCATCAACGTCTGGGTCGCCGTCTTCGTCAACTCGTGCAGGGAAAACAGGCACGCCGTAACGGATAAGCTGGCGAGCCTGCGTAAGAGCAGCGTTAATTCTCTCGCTAGCATTATCGTCATTCGCCGAGCGGGACGGCCGCTCGCGCGCTATACTCATAGGTGTTGTACCCCTCCCATCGGGCAGAGAACAGCGGGGCTGTATTGCGCAATAGCGCGTACGGTAAGCTTACCGCGTTCCGGCCGGTGACGCTACCGCTTCCGAGAAAAACAGAAAGGTTAATACGTGCGAGATCTGCAGTGCCACACCCACCATATTCCGCTTGTCTTCAGACAGAAGGAAGCGGAATGGCGCTGTCCTGAATCTGATGATTGCACGGTCATTACCCTGCCGGAGATACTCCGGTCAGTAGAGACAATAGTCGGCTATGTAAGGTGCAACGATGCCTCCTAAGAACCTCAAGGTGTTCGCCATCGACCCAGGCAAAACAACAGGCTGGGCCATCTTCATCGTACCCCGTATGTCAATATTCGGCGACGAGGATACGGAGGTGATATGGTGGGACACCGGCGAGATCACCGGCGAGGAGGAAGAGCAAGCTGCCTGGATCGCACGGAAGTCCCGCGAGATCCAGAACCTGGACTTCCGCATTGGACCTGCGGTGATAGTAGAGGCATTTGACTTCGGAGCTCCATTCACAGACCCTGAGGTATATAGCCCTGTGCGCATAGGGGCTATGCTCCGCATGGCCAAGCACATGGGTCTGATGGGAGACTCCATCATCAACTTCCAGGGCCGCACGATAGCCAAGAGTACGGCCACCGACGAGCGACTACGGCTATGGGGTTACTGGGTGCCCGGCTCAACGCACAAACGCGATGCGGTTCGGCATGCCATCACGGTCCTGCGTCGAGCCAAGCAGAAAGCCAGCGTCCGTAACAAGCTGTGGAGCGAGTGGGCGCAGCGCACCTAGCCACCGCAGCGCCAGGCTCCGGCGTAGATGCGGACCACCTTGTTGTTCGCCTTGATCCTTCCCACGTCGTAGTAGTTGTCGCGACCCTCGAGGCTGATGTACATCTGTGCGTCACCCTCGGGGTCGCACTCCGCCAGGTATTCCCTGAACGTGTTGGCCCGGATCACCGGGCTGCCGCTTGCCTTCTGTTCGATGATGGCATCCATGGGGCTGGTACCGATCAGGTCGGTCACTGTGTCGGGTGCGCGTACCCCGCCCCAGGGGAACTGTAGGAGAACCACGGCTCCGCTGTCCGGGACTAGGGCCATAAGCTCCTTGGTCTTCACTAGGACCTCCTTGTACTTGCCGGCGGATACTCGTCGAACATCGGGATCCCGCTGGCGTCGAAGTGGTAGGCGTTCTCGCCAGGCTGGTCGCCTGTTGCCTGAATGGGCTCAGGTCGGTACAGAGGGCCTCGCATATCCGCGCGACGAGCTGATATGATGATCTGGGTCCTTGCGCCCTGCACCAGGAAGAAGTGCTCCTGAACCCTGTGGGAGTGAGCCTGACCAAGTGGGCGTCTGCTGACCAGATCCACCCGCAGATCGCTGGTGTCGTAGCCACGCTGGTCCAGGGCGCTCTTCAGAATGCTAGCCAGTAGTTCAGGACTCTGCTTTCTCTTGGTCATCAGTGATTGCTCCTGGGCATATAATGCGTAGCGTCAAACTCGCGCCCACGCTTGTCAAGGTGAAGTCCTGCCTCGTGCGGGTCTCGCAGACAGACATTGGCCTCGGTGTACGGCCACACCACATGGCCGCAGATGTTCGGTAGGTCGACTCGGACCAGAGTAAGTCTCTTGGTGTAATCGAGACGGTCCGAGTAGTACAGGCCTACCTCGGCTGTTCGCTTGTCCGGCGGGGTCTTCCTGTCGATCTCCATGACATCCTGTATGGCCTTGGCCGTCTCCCTGTCAGTGGTGATCGTAAGGTAAATCGTGACCTCGTTCTCTGCCATCCGTCCTCCTCAGAATCGGTCCGGCGCGTCCGGCCGGTAGGGGTAGCGGGTACCCGCGCCGACGGCCGGTAGCGCGTAGGCTCGGAGCTCCTCCCCGTACGCAAGCGTACCCCTAGCGACGCCGGTAGCGCTAGGGGTACGGAAGAATTGCTCTAACTCGGCACCCGCTGACCTCCGCGGTAGAGGCGCACAGCTCTGCCGCCACTGGTGCGGATCTCAGCCCACTCGACTTGTTTGTATTCCGACATGAAGGATGCGGCAAAGCAGGCTGCGCCCAAGTCATGGCTCCAGTGGTCACCGTCTCCGATGAGTTGTCTGTCCTCGATGTCTAGGCCAGGATGGGCGTCATGCTTCATAGGGCCATACCCCTCGCGCCACTGCACGTAAATCTGGAACATGTTACGCTCCCTCCGGCTCTGGTGGCCATGGGACATGCTTTCTAACTGCCTCTCTGACCTGCTCCTCGCTGAAGTCACCTGAGTCGGCCCATTCGACAGCCTGCCAAACGTCGGTCAGATTGTTGGCCGCATACTCGGCCGCGTTGACCAGCAGCAGCACGTTGCGCGTCTCGCGGGCAGCCTGGTAGTACCCGGATAGCTGTAGCCGCTCGGCCATAGCCACGAGCTGGTCCCTCTGCTCCTCCAGCGGCTTGACGCGGAAGCACAGGTAGTTGTAGCTACCGCCGCTCATGCGCCCTCTGCCACTTCGAAGTTAGCAGGGCATTTGCTGCAGACATACAGCACGTACCTGATGCCTTTGCTAACTCTTGAACTTTGCCTGCGGTAGTCATGGTCCCCACCACTAGGACACGTCCCCATTTCTGGCATTTCTCTGTCCCTCCTTCCATGCCTTCGCGCGTACGCACATGGCGCAGGTAGGCCGATGTCTCCTGTGAGCCTTGCAGTGCGGCATCTGGGTCTCGGGGGTTGAAGGCTCGGCACTGGCGCCAGGCACTTCCTCTCTCGCGAAGAACACCTCGACGGCGTCGCCAGCAAACTCCTTGATGAAGATGCTGTTGCCACGAGCATCGGAAGCGATCAGCTCACTGATCCGATCGGCATCCCTGTTCGCGGCCCACAGCACAATCCGAACTGCCATTCAGAACTCACCTCGGGTCACTCGTCGCAGCTCCTGCGCGGTAGCCTGGTCGCAGTCCATGGCGATGGCGTCGGTCATGTCCCAGGCGATCGTGTCTTCCTGGTCAGCCAGGTCCGGGTTGTCGGCGATGGTCTCCTTGATGGCCACCTCGACGGCATCCAGGGCTGCCTCCAGCGTGGTGTACGTTGGCGTGTACATCACTGCTCCCTTGGGTGCAGAGGGTTGTCAAACTCCGGGCCACGCTGCGAGTACTCGTAGACTGTGATGGGTTCCTCGTCGTCTGGGTCGGTGTACGGAGGCTCCTCGGACTCGTCCTCAAAAGGATGACTGGTCACCTTGACGCCTACCTTGGGTGCGTTGTCGGCCGAAACGGCTCCGATGCCCACGATCTCGTCGGCCAGCGAGCAGTAGCTCATCATGTCCTCGCCGAGGTCCAGGAAAAGGCCGTTGACCAGAACCTGGCCGTTCTCATTGAAGCTGAGGACTACGGCCCCACGTTCGGTGGTTCGCTCGAACAGGATATCGAGCCGGTAGTCCTCATCCTCCATGTTGACATACACCACGGTGCCCTCGACTGTCTCGGTCAAGACCCAGTCTGGCGGGGCACCCTCATCGAATGGCACTAGTTTCGGCATGTTCCCTCCTCGCGGGTAGCGCGCTAGGGGTATCGTACCCTAGGCGGCGTCGTGAACGGTAGTCTCGGTAGTCTCGGTAGTCGGCTCCTGCTCCTCCTCGAAGAAGCTGTCGTACTCGTCCTCCAGTTCGTCATCGTCGATGGGCGCTAGCAGGTCCTCGAGAGCCTGAGCATCCTGGAGGATAATCTTGCTGTGCCATCCCTTGGCCGTGCGCCGGTCGGGGAGGGTCAGGACGTGTGCCTTGCCTAGTGCGGCCGACATCAGCATGGCCATCTGCCGGTCCGACTGCGGCTGGTACATCTTCCGCTCGTCCAGGCTGCGGAGGTAGCGCAGGAGGTCGCGGCTGGTCAGGTACTTGGGCGCATCCTGGCTGCGGAGTAGTTCGGCCGCATCCATTAGGATCTGCTGCTCCGGGCTAAGCACCGGCTTCTCGCTGGCATCTAGGGCCAACACTGTGAATGCGCGACGGCACCGTTCGGGCCAGTCACCACCCGCGGCCTGGGCTACTGCAAACAACGGAGCCCATATCTGAGCCTTGCGGGAGCGGAGCTTGGGGTGGTAGTGCCGATAGTTCTTGGCGTAATCGGACAGGTCTTCCCTGACCGAGTTGACCCAGCTGTGGAGCCGCTCACCGTGCGCCCGTCCGATGGCCTCGACACCAGGATCAAGGCTGTCGTCGAGCTCTATGCCAGGAGGGACTGGCTTCATCAAGATGATGATCGAGCGGCGACGGAGGTCATCAGGTGCGGCCGTCTTGAGTCCGGCCAGGAAGGCAACGCAGAAGCTGCTCACCTCCTGAACCGCACGGTCCACCGAGAAGCTCAGGGTGGCGCTCCGGCGGTAGCTCTCAACCAGCAGCTTGTACAGGGGTGAGCCTCGGCCGCGGAGTCCGGCCTCGCCGAACACCTTGCTGATCTCGTCGCACAGCGGGGTAGGCCGGTCAGGCTCGTTGAACTTGGCCCGCATGGCGAACTGCGTGGGATCAGTCATCCAGGAGTTCTGAGCCAGGTAGCTCGAGATGTCGAGCCAGGTTGTCTTGCCCGACTCGCTCTGCCGGCTAGTGATCAGTACGCGAGGCAGGGTATTGAACGAGTCGGTGCTGTGCGTTATCGCATTGGCCAGCACCATGGCGTCCTTCTGCTCCGGCGTCGCGTAAACCAATGTGTCAACCCAGCCCCGGATGTCGTCCAGTGGCTGGGTGATCACCTGTCGTTCTCTGCGGCGCTCCGCAACCTCCGCGCGAACGCGGGTACGGTCGCGAGGCTCAGCCGTGCCATCCGTCTGGCTTGCCTTGTTGACGGCACGGCCTACCGCTCGGGCTGCTCCGTATACCATCAGCCCTGGTCACCACCTTCCCCGAAGACCGCGTTGGCGGCCTGCTTGATGATCTCCTTGACCCTTTCCTCGTCCACGTCAGGGACGAGCTGTCGGGCTGGCATGAACACCCAGCCCTCGTCGGATTCTGGCGCGGCGTCGCCGGCCAGCAGGGTTCCGAAGATGTCCATGATGTACATGTACATGCTTTCATCGGCCACTACGTCGCCGTTGATGCAGGCGTAGCTGCCGGCGTCTCCGATCACGCCCTGTTCGATCGTCAGGACAGCACCCCAGCGCATACCAGAATCCACCACCAGTACGCGCGGGCTGACCATCTCGCCGATCGGCAGCTTAACGTAGACCATCAGGTCCTCGTCTCTCAGCCAGTCGTAGTCCGGCATGGGGACTTCGGCCTCCTCGTGGATCAGGTCACACGGGAAACCGGCCGTCGGGTTCAGACGATGGGTGGTGATCTCGTACCACTCATCCTGGAACATCTGGTGAACACCGGAGGAAAGGTGTTGCTCGCAGACGCGCATACAGTTGCTGCCGTCCTTGTCCTCGGCGGTGATCACGTACTCAGCATTTGCCATCTAGGCCTCCTCAGCCGTGGCGGTAGGGCAGCGAGCCACCGAGCGTGGCCCACATGCCGATGAACACAAGCATCATGACAGCGAACATCACAAAGGCGATGATCGCCGTCATGACGCGCTGGCTGTTCATGGCGGTTCTCCTCTCAGGGATACAGGTGGTAGTGGAATGTTGTTATTGGTGCGTACAGCAGGGCAGAAATAATTACGGCCCCCAGAACCAGAAGGTTCAGGACCAGGCTCCCCCAGTTGTCCGGGCTCTTGAACCAGCCACGCATAGCTATGGCGAGCCTGATCCTGAATCTTGCTGTAGGCGCTCTGTGTTTCACTTGAGCAGACCTGCTTCCCTGGCCCGCTTGATGACCTCCTCGTGGGACTTGCCCACGATTAGGCTGCCACGCCCCATGGGCGGCTGGAAGTGCCACTCATGCTCGGGCTCAAACCGGACCAGGTCTCCCAGCCACAGCTCCTGCCCGTCCTTGCGGCGCACTTCCCAACGGGTGGCCCTGAGCCGACCCGACGCCGAGACCTGCTCGACATCGAAGTCAGCCCGAAGCTCCCTCAGATCGACTTTGTTCACTCTGGCCTCTTCGTATTGATCTGGTGGCCCTTGACCTTCACCTTGCGGGTGCTACGCAGCTCAACGGTGTAGCTGTCGGTAGCGGTGTCGCGGCTTCGAATCACTCCGCGGAGGATACCCTCCTCAGGGTGCCGGAACACGACCACCTTGCCGAGCGGGTACGGGAGGCCAGCAGAGTCGACCTGCTTCGCCGCGTTCCTCGCGCGGAGGGGAGCAGGTACCCTAGCCTTAACCATCGGTTGCTGCCGGTAACGCTGCGCCATAACCGCACCACCTCCGTGGTAACGCTCTGGCCTGGCATGTAGCCATCGGGAGCCATCGTGATAGCTCCGAGCAGCTGGTTGATGATGCCCTCGTCGCTCGCGTTTTCGACAGGCAGCCCGTTGTGGTAGTACTCGCCCTCGAGCCACATGATCGTGAAGGCCAGTTCCTCAGGCGCGAAGCCGTTGGAATACTCGGCCGGTGGGAAGTGCGGGAACTGCCGAGTCACCAGGAACACGACCTGCTCGTCACTAGGACGGCCGTCGATGATCGCGGTGTTGTACACAGTGGTCACCCGCACCATCTCGTCCAGGACCCAGTGGGGCAGGGGCTCCGCAGGCCGAAGCTGTAGCGGAGTCTTCTCTGGCTTGAGTTCCAGCTTGTCGACCCAGTCAGGATCGCGGTCGCTGGGGTGGAGTTCGTCGTCAGCCATCTGGTCTCCTCTCGCCGGGTACGCGGTAGGTTCGGCGTACCTACGTCTATCCTACCGCGTATCCCGGCTGTTAGCTACCCCTTCCGGGGACCGGTTAGGCTGGGTTCTCGTTCGGGTCCGACCACGGTCGGATGAGTACCAGCTTGCGGATTGTGGGGTCCCACACGTTGATCTGGACAATTTCCATATCCAGCTCACGGATGGCCCGGAACAACTTGACCATAATCATCTCCCTCAGTGGCTCACTCGGCCACCTAGGCAGTACCCCTTTCGGGGTACCACCTGGGCTGTCGGTTAGCGGATGGGCAGTACTAGTGCACCATTCTCGGGCATCGCGTGGGATAGGTGTCGGCCACATGCCAGCTTCTGATGCCCCTCGGCATCCGTGATGCGCCACACCGGCGGAAGCCAGCACATGGTTGATGTGGTGCCCTCGCAGTAGCCCAGGCTACTGAGCGTGCGTCCGTGGGCAGTTTCGGCAGCTGTGGTGTCCTCGGTGGGTTCCATTGATTGTGGTCCTTCCACAGTAATGTTGGTGTTCGCTATCGCGGGTAACCCAGTCGAAGGTACAGGTCCCGGTCTTGGGCCGATTCTGCACCTTCGACTGGCTCCTGCGGAAGATCCTAGCCATGAGCATACCAAACGCTTAGGGCTAGCACCAGCAGGGCAATTAGCACCCATAGGACGTCCCGGCCATTCATAGGATGTCCACCCGCTCGCCCAGTACGGAGCCGTCAGTGCCCCAGTTGAACGGGTCACCGGGGCAGCCCGGCTCATTGCATGGCTTGCCGTAGACCCGCAGGACGCCGATTCTGACTAGCTGGTCGGCACCCTCGGATGCGGCCATGATCCGCCACGGGAAGATGAACACGGAGTCCGTGACCAGCTTCACCGCATCCTTCTGGGTGATGTCCCGCGCGTCCTGGGTCGCAGCGACCCGCAGCACCAGGCGGGTCACCTGGTTCTCGTTGTGAGGAACCCCGAGTCTGTCCAGGGCCTCCTCAATCTCTGTCCGAACGCCCATCTTGTCCTCCTCACCATGGTGACTGGGTGGTTCGGTTCCCCAGTCTCCGTGGCGAGGAGAGCCGGTTTCGGGTGCCGGCTCCCCACCCCATCCTCAGTAGGCGTACCGCATCGGGTGCAGCCGTACGGTCACGTGCGAGTTGCTGACCATCATGTAGCCGTCCCCGATGTCGGTAGGCCGCATGATCCCCGTGACTGGCGACCAGCGCTTGGGCTGGTTGGGGCTGGTCACGATCCAGTAGTAACCCTGGTAGTAGAGCCTCGTGAGCCCACCCTGCCGCAGCGGCATGCCGCCATGTACGGTGGCCATCTGGTTCATCATCCCTCCTCAGATCATCTGGCCGGCACCTTGCGATGCCGACTAGACAAACTGGGGAGGGGAGGGGTAGTTGGCCCCTCCCCGCCCGATGTCACTCCTCGGTGGTGTCTTCGGCGTCGTCGCCGTCGTCGCTGTCGTCGCTGGGCTCGTCGACCTCTTCGGCCGTCTCGGTGTCCTTGGGGGCCCAGTCCGAGCGGTCCGGGGTCGGGATGGTCTCGGGCCAGTTGTCCCGGTTCACCGGCAGGTGGTGGATCTGCTGGACCGTGATCCGCTTGGCCTCGTCCACGGTCATGCCGGCCAGGACGGCCGCCGGCAGCTCACCGTTCAGGACCTCAGCGATCGCCGCGACGACGAGGTCGGCCAGCGCACGCTTGGCGTCCCGCTTGACCGTGCTCTTGACCTTGGCGGTCGACGTGGGGTCGGGCAGGATCTTGCTGAGGCAGCGTCCGTGGAAGTGGGTCGCCTCGAAGTAGCCATGCTCGGCCAGCTCGTCGGTGGTTGGCTCGTAGGACTCGTGGTCGCCGTCCGGCTCGTCAGGGTTGACGGGCTGGGTGAAAGCTTCGGCGATCTGGTCATCCCACAGGAATCGGACGGCGTCTTCGCGAGACACGGCAACGACCGTGCCGGGCTTCTCGTAGTCCGACTTGGCCAGGTCCCGCTTGAGCTGCGGGCAGGAAGGGGTGTGAACCTCGAAGTCGCCGTTGGTCAGAACGTACCTGACCTCGACGCCGTCCACCTCGACCTCGTGGTCGGGGATGGTCGCCGGGTTGAGTCCCTTGCTGGTCTTCCTGGTCTTGATCCCAAGCTCCTGCGGCGTGAGCAGGCACTCGGGGCAGGTGAAGGACTCGCCGTCGTCGGGAGTGACCCAGGCGGATCCGGACCCTGCGCAGGTGATAATGCTGGTAGCCATCTTGGCCTCCTTTTCGGGAGCGGGCTCCGGTCTGGTGACTGGCCTGGCTCCCAACTTCACCCGAACCGTACCTCGCTCGCGCGGGTATGGCTAGGGTCATTGCATAACGGAATCGTAACGACTTCCGCTACGGGCACTCACGTACCCGCAAAGCTACCGGGTGGTAACTTACGGTCCGGTAACTTTGTAGGTACGCGACTACCGAGGTCTTGATAGCACGGTAATGAGGGATGCTGAATATCGCCCGGTTCTTGAGAGGCTTCGCATTTCCTAGGGTTCATCGCGACGGATCTGACCCGCGCTAGCCTCGTCTCGCGCTTACCTACCCACTAGAGGTAGGGGTAACAGCGCGCCCGGTAGGTTCCCGAAAATGGCTCGTTTCTAGTACGATGCCGACCCTTGATCCCAAGCCACAGCCATCACTGTTTTGCTAAACGCTGACCGAATCGGTGAAGCCCGACGGATACAGATTGGCTTGGTAGCCTAGCAACCTACCGTACATCCTCTGTCTCCGACACGCCTGTCTATTCAGGTTGCCCCCGCCCGTAGAACGGGTGACCACCGCGTTGGTATAGCGCGCGTCGCGTCAAGTGAAACTTGACCGTGCGTCTTGAGTTGTACGAACCGGCGTTCCCGTTCTGCCCTCCCGCGCGGGGAGGAGGCGGGCGAGCCGCCCGGCTCGCGTCTTACCGTTTTTCGCTTATAACAGAAGCCTACGCCAGTTGGGCGCGGAAGTAAAGTGTTTACAGTTACGGTATGGTAACGGGGCTGTAACGGGTAGGTATACAGTTTCCCCGGGGTACGTGCTACCGCTACCCCGCTCGGGCGCTCGCGCGCGTAGGGCAGGGGCTGGTATTTATGCACTAGTTACTGCTAATTTACCGTATGTTTATAGGCGGAATATAGGGGTAAAAAGGGCGATTTCGGGCAGGAGATAGAGCCGGTAGTTAATTCAATAGGGCTTGTATGAGGGTACTACCGGCGCTACCGGCTCTATAATTCTATCTCCTGTTAGGAAATTGAGAAGAAAATGCAATGGTATTGGGTATCGCCGCAGCGTAACCCCTTTCCTGCTTATAGAAATGGTAGTAATAGGATAGAAACGGTTGTGCCGGTAGTAGTTCTATAATAAGAACGGAGACGCACAATCCCTGTTCTCCGATTCTCCATCCGAATTTATGTCGTTAAGCAGCCAAGGGAACATTCGCCCATTCCACCTCGGAATTTCGGCCTTTTCCAGGAGAAATTGCAAGGAATTGAAACCGCCATTTCAATGGGTAGAGCCGGTAGTTCCAGGAGATAGAAACGGTATTTCCTGTGCATAAACAGTTGATAACGGAATGGTAAATTCGACCCCTCCCCCTAATTACGCTACGCAGTCGGCGGCTGCCCCGTACGTATGCCCTGAAAAGTGCCCCTGACCTGCGTAAATGGCAAACAGGACCGACCGCAGGTAAGTACTGCGGAGTGGGGGTCCATCTCCTTAGGCTGCCGCTAAAGGGGCATTATGGGAGTGTAACGGTAGGTAGTCGATTACGCTACTGTACGCATTTATGCCCCCAGCGTCGCTGTTCTCGCGAACTCGTTAGGCTAGGTAACCAAACCAGTTAGCCTAGCATACGAATATCCTTACTCGAGCTAACGATTAATCGTTAGGCATGGAAACGAAACTCGTATGCGGCGCTAACGAATGTAGTTACTTAGGCAAACTAACGATTTCGTACTCCCTCGGCCTGTAAGTTACTGACCAGTACGGAAATGGTGGGTAGGCATTCCAAACTGGCCCGTATCGCAGTTCAGGCCAACGCTGCAGGGAGCAACGTAGCGCTCGCGCACTGGGGTCCGCGTGGTGTCGGCCCGACCAGGTAGCGTGGGCCTGGAGGGGCATAGCGTGGGGTGCTACCGGGTATGGGGCTCGGCTATGCGGTACCCCTACCAGGGGAAGCGTTACCATTCCGTAACCTGCAGGGGTAGCTATCGGGCTGGGGTACGCGGTATGCTTGTGGTATGATGAACTGCTTGCCTCCCGAAGGGACTGCCGCTATGACTACTGGCCTGCCGGGCTGTGACCCGCGCTTCCTGGCCGATGCCGCCGCTGAGCTTGACGTCTGGCCCCTGTTCGGTGGCCGGTCGCCGCTGTGGGTGCTCGTTCGTAACTGCTCCGGTCCTGGGTCCGTGATCCTGTCGTTCGCTGACGATTCGGCCTCTGAGGTCCTCGTTGACGGCGAGTCCTACGACTTCGGTGATGACTTCCCGGTGATCCTCGGTATCCTTGACTTCGGCCTTGAGGGTGGTGGTCGGATGGCTCCTGTTCTCTGAGGTCCTGAGCTGCGAGCTCTGGGGTTCCTATGGGCCCCAGGGCTCCCGTGGGCCAGAAGTCCCGAAGCTGGGCGACCCACGCCCTCCCTTTGGTGTATGGTGCTGGACAGGTTTTGCGGAAATTGGAACGAATGCATAACAAAGCCCCGGTCACGGGTACATCAACCGGGGCTTTGCAACCGTTTTAGGAAAGGAGCCTTGCGACAGGCTCACGGATATAGCGGCATGGACACCTCGAACAGCAGATGGCTCAGGAGAGCGCCGCGCATGGGAATCACCTCCTGCAGAAGGGAACTACAGCATGCAACACTAGTATATACCCTAAAGTGTCTGGTGGAAACCGATTTTCCGCGATATTCGGCCGAAAACGGCCAGGAAACCATGGAAATTGGCTATATATGCACTATACACCCGGGAATCGTTCAAATAAATCGCCTAAAAGCATCAATTTACCTGCGCATATATACTAAGTACCCCGATTACCTAGCGTAAACCGTAGCGGTGCGGCTATACTCACCGCCTGAGGGAAGGGTGAGCCGGTCAGAACCGTCGACCCTCGGTTCTGGCGGCGATCACTGGGGACCTCGGAGGTCGAATTGGTAGCTGCGGAAAGTCCGCGACGCAAGCGAACCGGCACCCAGAGCCGTAGCGCAGGCGGAGCCGTTGCGAGGCGGCAGGCAGGCGGCGAGCGTCCTGCTAAGCGGACTAGTACAGGCACCAAGAGGGTGGGGCCTGATGCGCGCCCCCGTCGTATCAGACCCGCGGAGCCGCCCGAAGAGACTACCGAGGTCCCCGACTCCTTGAGCGAGGAGGACTCCCTAGAGCTCGAGGAGGAGGATGCCAACTATGACATGCCGGAGTCAGGGGTGGTGCCTCCGGGACGCGGAAACGCAGACGGCATGCACACTCTTGATGGCAACGCCGCTCGGCCCGTCAGTCGGAACCTCGACCCGTCCCAGCTGTACCGTGGGCGAGCTAGACTTGCTTTGCTTCGCGATCTGGCTCTGGGTGAATGGTCAGATGCGAGTATCGCTCAGTCTGTTGGAGTTCCTACTGAGATCATCTCTGACTTCAGGCTCACGTATAGCCAGGAAATCTCCGAGGTTCGAGCTGCACTTGCAGGCAAGCTCGCCATTGAGTCCGCCGGTCTATGGATATCTAAGCGACAGAACCGTCTTGCGGAACTTCAGCAGGATTACGAGGACATAGATCTCGTCATCGACGTGATGCGTGAGAACGTGGACCAGCTGAAGCATGTGAGCGGAGCCGACGACATCAAGTCCGGCGACCGGTTTGACATGAACATGCTGCTAGGGAGTAGAAGGCATCAGAACCTGCTGCGGGCCAAGATCAGCATCCTGAAGGCAGTCAGCGACGAACTGACCTCCAGGCAGGGCACGAAGGACCGCGCTGCGGACGAAGAGGCGGAAAGCAGAACTGTGCGGTACGTCATCACCCAGGAGGGTGGAGACGATATCATTGGGTCACTCACCTGACATGGGCGAGTCAGATAGCGGAGGACGGCGAGTAGCTTGAAATTGTGGGTCTGGGGCCACAAGACCTTTGGGGATGCGGTCGAGCTTGAGGTAGAGCGGCTCACCTCTACCCCAACGCGGCCACACGCAACCCTCGAGGCTGCCTACGAGGGCTGGACCCGGAAGCCGGGTACCTTCGGACCTGACGACCCAGGACAGGCCTTTACCTCCAACTCGGAGGAAGCCCTGCGGCATCTCCTGGGTACGCACCATGCGGTATTCGATCGGCAATCGGAGCAGGGACCCTACGGCATCCCGCAGAGCGCGGTCTTCATCCCGAGCGAAGTCGAGGAACAGCTTCGGTACGCAAGGAAGCGCATTGACGACTTCTACGGACCCACGAACATCTTCCCGTTCGTCCAGGCGTTTGGCGGTGCCATGGACGGCTACCTGAAGGACGTAGCTGAGCCGCTGAACCAGTTCGGGGATAACCTGCGGAGTCTGTTCGGGCTGCCGGTCATGCACGTGCCAGAAGTTCCGGTGCCGTACACGCCCACACGCAAAGACCGCATCCTGACTCGCATTGCCGTCATACGGTTGGCTGTCGCGAAATTCGCTTTCCGGATCATCTCCGGCTCACACTTTGAGGAGTACACGTGAAGTTCAACCCGCAGATCGGCGCGGCTGTCATTAGATACGCCGGCACAGTAGCCGCAACCGTACTTGTCGCTATCCAGCCTAGCTACCCCAACGCCCACTGGATCGACCCGACGATGCTCGCCCTGACATACCTCGGCTTCCACGCGGTGCCGACGGCCGTCCAGGTCGTGCGCAAGCTCATCCCGGCTCCGGCAGCCCCGGTCCCGGCAACCCCGGTCACCGTTTCGTACGGTCACGGTGGTTCGGGTGGTGGTTCAAGCAACCAGGGCGGCTCCGGAAGCTCGGTGACCGTGGTCGGCGGAGGTTCTCCTGGTGGTGCGGGTTCGGCAAACACGGGCAATACGCCTGGAGGTTCAGCCGCATGAGGGATGAGAAGGGCGTCTGGTGCGACCGGCCTGATCACCAGGCAGTGCCGGCCCTGGTTGAGCCGCGACACGGCAGGCAAGAAGTCACACGCGCCTACAAGCCGGGCAAGACGGCCGTTCACATCATCACATGCGTGATCGAGCAATCCGAGTACGCGGTTTGCAACGCTTGCTACAAGGAGTGGATCGGGCGCACACATGGCATGCCGGACTTCCAGCGCCGTTGCCCGCGGTGTCTGCCGCGTTACCTGGAGGGCCGCAACATACCTGGCGTCGGGGCACCGGCTCTGCCTCCTCCTATCACCGGACCGCTAGCCGAGGCGTTCCGCAAGGCCATGCACGACGAGGCCGTTCTCGGACCGACGATCACGCGGGTGCTACAGCGCATGGCGGCCATAGAGGACCCCTATGTCGCGGGCATCCTTAACTCCACTTCCGGCACGCCCGAGGGTTACGAGGACCTGAGGGCGATATGAACGAGCCGCATTCGCCATTCTTCAGGAGCAACCCTCTTCTCCTGAATGATGCTGAGCTGCGTATATTCCGCGAGCAGCTTGGCGATGCGATGGCTCGTCAGAACTATGAGCTGTACCCGCCCTTGCCGCGTCGGACAAGAGTCCGGCTGTGGTTCCGGCACAAGTATGACGCAGTTGGTATTTGGCTGAGCAAGAACCACCCGAACGCTGCCCGGCGCTGGTGGGGCATCTAGCGGAGTAGAACCCAAGTTCCAGTAGTAACTCACGAGTTTGGCCCCAGAGGGGCCTGCCGTCAGGTCATGAAGGCGCGCGATACAGAAGTTCTTATTGCGGGTCCGGCCGGGACGGGCAAGAGCCGTGCATGCCTAGAGAAGCTGCACATGATGGCACTCGTGAATCCTGGGATGCGCGGCCTTATCTGCCGCAAGACTGCTACGACTCTATCCTCCACGGCTCTCGTGACCTGGGACCGCTTTGTGATCAAGGAGGCCAAGGAGAACGGGACGGTCTGGTTCTACGGTGGTAGTCCGCAGGAGTCGGCCAGCTACAAATACTACAACGGCAGCCGCGTGTCCATCGGGGGCATGGACAAGGTCGACAAGATCATGTCCTCTGAGTACGATATCGTGTACGTACAAGAGGCTACCGAGCTAACCGAGAACGACTGGGAAGCGATCACCACCCGGCTCCGTAACTGGGTCATCTCATTCCAGCAGCTGATGGCTGACTGCAACCCGGCCCAGCCTACTCACTGGCTGAAGCGGCGCTGCGATGACGGCAAGACTCGCATCCTCCACAGCACGCATGAAGACAATCCCATGCTGTTTGGTGCGGACGGGAAGATTACCAAGCAGGGTGCAGACTACATGGCGAAGCTGGACGCGCTATCTGGGGTGCGATACCAGCGACTACGGCTGGGCAACTGGGTGGCAGCCGAGGGCGTCATCTACGACGAGTTCACTCAGCTAGCGCACGTTATGACCCGCGATGACTTCGCGGACATGGTGGGTCCGAATGAGCCCGTTGACCGTGCAGGAATTCCGTACGCCTGGCCGCGGTACTGGTCTGTTGACTTTGGCTACGTCCACCCCTTCGTCCTGCAATGCTGGGCTGAAGATCCTGATGGCCGTATGTTCCTCTATCGCGAGATCTACCACACCCATCGCACCGTCGACGAACATGCGCTCACCATCCTCGATGTCGTTGCTCCTTGCAAGACGACCGCGGAGCCGCACCATTCATGCGGACCGGACCGGGGATGCGTCCGGGAATGGCTAGAGCCCAAGCCTACGAACATCGTAGCTGACCACGATGCTGAGGGCCGGGTTGTCCTCGAGAGGTATCTCGAGATGACCGTTCAGCCTGCCTACAAGGTCGTGGCGGAGGGCATCCAGGCGGTACAGAAGAGGCTACGGCCGGAGGGTGACGGCAAGCCGCGTATCTTCTTCCTCCTGGATAGTGTCGTGGAGGTCGATCCAGAGCTGGCGGAGGGTAGCCGGCCAATCAGTACCATCGAGGAGATTCCGGGCTACGTCTGGAATGACAAGGGGAAGGATGAACCTGCAAAGGTAGATGACGACGGCTGTGACGCCATGCGGTACGTCATAGCTGATCGTGACTTCGGTATCCGTGCAATATTTAGGAGTTTCGTTGCCTAGCACAGAGCAAGAGCTCAGGCTCAAGACGCAGGTAAAGGTGGAGTTCACCGGAGGATTGGTGGTGAAGCCTGGCGACAAGCTCGTGCTGGCAACACCACAACACCTTAGCATGGGACAGGCCGAAGACGCCAGGGAAATCCTGAGGCACAGGCTTCCGGGTGTCGACTTCGTCTTCATCGACCAGTGTTCCGGAATGGCGGTGTACCGTGCCGATCCCGAGGAGGCCAGTGATGCCAGCTAACGAGGAGTTCGACTTCGCTGAGCAGCTAGCCCTGCGTAACGGTTCCACGCAGGAGAAGTTCCGGCACTTCGAGTACGGCCACCTCCCTGCCGGCGGTATGCGTAAGGCTTCCGCGCTCTGCACCAGCCTTGCCATGCAGATGATTGAGGAAATCAAGGACTGTCCGCAACTCACGCTGGGCCTTCAGAAGCTGATCGAGGCCAAGGACTGCTTCGTTCGGGCTGCAAGAGATACGGAAGAGGGTCATGGCTCGTTACGATGATGTGCTAGCGCGCATCCGGGGTGCTCTACCGGATATGTACCCGCACATTGCCTCGGACCCCGATATGGCCGAGCCGCTCATAGAACAGCTAGCCTACGAGACCTGGATGGAGGAGCGGGCCTACGACCACGTGACCATCAGCCCGAAGCAGAGCATCTTCAGCGGGACGGTCTACAAGAACGAATTCTTCCGCGCTCCTAGCGGCCAGCGGGGACGCGTGGACACAATCACGCTGTCTCGCGAGGAGATGCTGGAGTTCATTGCCCTGGCGTGTAAGCGTCTGGGAATAGATGTTGTGAACGGAGAAGTGCGTGGGCAAGCAGAGAAGGAGGGTAGTCGTGGATAACCCTATCCCCTCTCTTGTCCAGGGGCATAACAAGTTCTACTGCCCTCAGTTCTGTGGCGTTAAGTGGGAGGGACGCGGCAGGCGGCGGGCACGCAAGCTACGCCGACGGTTCGAGCTTCATTACCAGAGGAGGCACGTCCAAGATGGTGACTGAAGTCGACCGCCTGATGCGGGTCCCCGACGACCGTGTGCGGCAGACGCGGCCGGGGATGGTTAGTCCTGTGCTGAACCGGAAGCGCTGGGGCAAGTACGGCGAGCGGTTGCGCAAGACGGGGTCCAGGATCGTGTCGGGGCTGCGTGCGGCCACAGCCCCGGCACTTGTAAGCCTGCAGGACCACTGGATGTCGATTTCGGCCATGGGCTGTTTCGTGTGGGCGGCCTCCCTCTGGTGTGCGCAGGCGGGTCTGGTGACCGCGGGCGTCCTACTGGTGCTCTTTGAGATGAAGGTGGGAGACTAGCGCCATGCCCAAGTCCCTGGTTCGAGCGGTCGTGCGGAACCATGCACCCATTCCGCACAACGACCGCTGGAACGCGAACAACGGCCAGCTATATGGATCAGGGACACAGGACAAGTTCACCCAGCTAAATGCGATGAGCGGGACTGGCACCCTCTTCGCTATCATACAGCTCCTCAGTACCGGCTCGCAGGCCATGGGTGGCTGGAAGATGTACACCAAGCCGAGGGACGGCCGTGTCCGGTACTCGCGGCATGACAAGGGTTCCGACCAGCGTGTTGAGGTGTACGATCACCCGGCCCTGGCGCTCTGGGACCAGCCGAATGCGTTCATGACCGGGGAGCAGTTCCGGGAGATTGGCTGGCAGCACCTGGAACTAGTCGGTGAGTGGTACTGGGTGCTGGACCGGGGACCGAGCGGTAAGGGAATACCGATCGCTATGTGGCCGGTACGCCCGGACCGCATGACGCCGGTGCCAGACCGGCAGAAGTACCTGCTCGGCTGGATCTACAGCGGTCCTAACGGAGAGCAGGTGCCCCTGGCGGCCTCCGAGGTCATTCAGCTACGCTACCCGGACCCGCTGGACAACTACCGGGGTCTGTCGCCGGTGCAATCGCTACTAGCTGACATTGACTCGGCGAAGTACACAGCGGAGTGGTCGCGCAACTTCTTCCTGAACAGTGCGACGCCCGGCGGCATCGTGACCTTCGACAAGAGGCTCAGTGACACCGAGTTCACGGAGTTCACGAACCGCTGGCGAGAGCAGCACCAGGGTGTAGCCCGCGGCCACCGGGTTGGCGTCCTAGAGCAGGGCGCTACCTGGAACCCGAACACGTACACTATGGCTGACATGCAGTTCGTAGAGCTCCGGAATCTGAGTCGTGAGGTTATCCGGGAAGCTTACCGCGTGCACCAGGCGATGCTGGGCAATTCCACGGACGTCAACAGGGCAAACGCGCAGACGGCTGAAGAGGTGCATGTTACCTGGCACGAAATCCCGCGTCTAAAGCGGGAGCGTACCGTCCTGAACAAGATCCTGCTCCCTATGTTCAAGGGCTCGAATACCAATCGAGAGTTCGATTTTGACGACCCGACGCCGTCCAGCTCTGCTGACGCTAATGACGAGCTGACCGCGAAGAGCAAGGCCGCACAAATCCTGGTGGCTGCGGGCTGGCACCCAGACGACGTCACCATGGTAGTCGGTCTGCCCAGGATGCGGTATGTTGGGCCGCCAGCTCCGGCCCAGACTGGCGCAGGCAATCCAATGTCCACCCCGTCGGGGCAGGCCGGGCTACCATCCGGAGATGTCGAGCCGTACGACATCGGTCCGAACAGCCGCGTTACCCCGGCAGCCATACCGTCCGGCCCCGATGAGCCCGGCCTCAGGAACGAGCTCGAAGAGATGCCAGACTCGCTAGTGATGGAGTTTGCTGGCATGATTATGGACACCCTAGAAATCGGAAGAACAACAGGTTACGAATTGGAGCCAGCATGAGTCCCACGACTCCATGGCGCACAGTCAGGGGTAACAAGATCCTGGCTCTGAGCCGTGGCCACGACGATTGGTACAAGATCGTCTTCAACAAGAACGTGGACCGACGTGCCAAGGTCTACATCTACGACGAGATCGGCTTTCTGGGAGTAACGGCCAGTGACTTCATCAAGGACCTGGCGCCGGTCAACGTCCCCCTGGACATCCACCTGAACTCGCCGGGCGGTGAGGTCAACGACGGCCTGACCATCTACAACCACCTGCTCTCTCGTTCGGACGTGGACGTCTACATCGACGGCATCGCTGCAAGCATCGCTTCGGTCATTGCGCTCGCGGGCAGCAAGGTCTACATCGCCGACAGCGCGCAGATGATGATCCACAACCCGTTCACAATGGCCGTGGGCGGCGCGAAGGATCTGCGGGAACTGGCCGATCAGCTGGACGAGAACTGCGAGAACATCTCGAAGATCTACGCCCACCATGCTGGTCGCGACCCGCAGTACTGGAAGGACCAGATGGAGGCGACCACCTGGTACCGTGGCCAGGAGGCCGTCGACGCGGGCCTGGCGCACGGCCTGATCGCGGCCAACCGCGCTTCACACATCCCGGAGATGACGGCCAGGTTCGACTTGGGCGGTGTGTACGCCATGGCACCACCGCGCGAAGCGGTACAGGATGCGGCCGCACACCCGTACCACGGTAGCACCGAACCCATGCACGAGCCGATGACCGGGCAGCATTCACACAACCACGCGGCGTTCGGGCATCCTGGCCACGACGACGGCATTCATCACCACGCACACTCGCATTCTGGTGACGCAACGCACGAACACCCACACATTACGCACTCCCACGGTCACAGCAACGACGATGCGCACTACCACGCGCATGATGCGGGCACCGATCACTTCGCCACCTCTGATCACGAGCACACGCACCACGCGGGAGCGGACGACGACCACGACGGTGACGAGAGCGGGACTGCGATGAACTTCGCCACCGGCGGTGTCATCCATAACCAGGTTGATCTTCCGGACGAGATCCGAATGCACGTGGATCTCCACAACGCCTCGTACGACAGTTCGGCCTGGGACGGCGGTGCGGCCATGAGCGCGGCTGTCAACTCGAGCAACCCGGCTTCCTCCCTCGCAGCCATCTGCGCGGGCAGGCGGTCCGGTCCCGCGGACGAGCGCGGTAGCTATGCGCTTCCGCACCACAAGCGTCCCGGTTCACCCCCGAACCGGAACGGTGTCAACAATGCCCTCGCGCGCCTGTCGAGTACTGAGGGCCTCACCAACAAGAGCGCTGCCGAGGCTCACCTCAAGGCGCACCAGAAGGCATGGGCCAGCGAGTCCGGGTCCAGCGACGATCACGACCACACAACCATCTTCGATGACCTCGACTTCGGAGAGGTCTCGGAAACCCTGAAGGGAGCAATCCTGTGACCGCAACCCTGGTGATCCCGGACACCGAGCAAGAGCTCGAGGAGATGCTGTCCGACACCGGCCGGGTCAAGCAGATGATGACCGAGCCCGGCAAGTTCAAGGAGTTCCTGAACGTGTACGCCAAGCGGCGTTACGAGAAGGACAACGACATCAAGCAGCAGATCCGTGAGCAGGTCCAGCTGACGATGACCGAGTTCATGCGGGACAACGGCATCGGCAACCAGGGCAACTTCTCCGGCGCGTTGCCCCAGATGGCGCCCGTGGAGTCTTCCAAGAAGGTCAGCCATGGCAAGGGCGCGGTCTACAACCGCAAGTCCTTCGGCGCCAGGCTGGAGACCGAGCAGGGCCGCGACAACCAGTTCGAGGACTCGGCCGAGTTCTTCCAGGCCATCTGGCCGAAGTTCGAGACGCTCAAGAACGCGTCCACCCTGCGCACCAAGCGGGACGCCGCGCTCAAGATCCAGAACTCGTACGGATCCGAGGTGCCGGCCGACGGTGGCTTCCTGATTCCGGAGCGGCTGCGCTCGGAGATCCTGCAGGTCGCCCTCGAGACAGCGGTCGTCCGGCCGCGCGCCCAGGTGATCCCGATGGACTCGCTCCGCGTGCCGATCCCGATGATTGACACCACGAGCAACGTGTCGTCCGTGTTCGGTGGCGTGGTCTGCTACTGGACCGAAGAAGGTGCGCAGCTCATCGAGTCCCAGGCGACGTTCGGCCGCGTCGTCCTGGACGCGAAGAAGCTCACCGGCTATGCCGAGGTGCCCAACGAGCTCCTGGCGGACGCCCCGGCGTTCAGCTCCTTCTTCGACTCGATCTTCCCGCGCGCCATCGCCTGGTACGAGGACGTGGCGTTCATGAATGGCACCGGCGTCGGCGAGCCGCTCGGCTTCGTCAACTGCCCGGCTTCGGTCCAGGTCAACAAGGAGACGAACCAGGCGAGCACCACGATCGTCTGGGAGAACATCATCAAGATGTTCGCTCGGATGCTCCCGACGGCCCTCGGCAACGCGGTCTGGATCGCGTCCATCGACACCTTCCCCGAGCTCGCGACCATGGCGCTCTCGGTGGGCACCGGCGGTGGCCCGGTGTGGATGGGCAACTACACCAACCCCGGTACGAACACGCCGCCGGTTACCATCCTCGGTCGGCCGGTCCACTTCACGGAGAAGACCCCGCAGCTGGGCACCTCCGGCGACATCAGCTTCGTGGACTTCGGGTACTACCTGATCGGCGACCGGCAGATGATGCAGTCGTCGCAGAGCGAGCAGTACCGCTTCCAGAACGACAAGACGGCGTTCCGCGTCATCGAGCGCCTCGACGGTCGGCCCTGGATCCAGTCCTCGATCACGCCGCACAACGGTGGCCCCAACCTGTCGCCGTTCGTCCAGCTCCAGAACCGCTAGTAGTCAAGTAGGGGCCAGGCCTTCCGGGAGGTTGACCCCTGGCCCCGAGTTAGCAGAAGTGCAGTAACGCCCACTTCCAAGGAGAAGAGTTCAAGTGGCAGGAATGGAAGCCCTCGGCCGAGTGTGCCAGGTCATCCCGATCGCAGCCGGCAAGGCGTTCAAGATGCGCAACGCCTCCGGCGTCATGGTTGTCTGCACCGGCACCGACACGTTCACGGTGAACGAGGCCACCTCGTTCGGCGGTTCATACACCTCGGTGCAGGTGATCAAGAATGTGTACGGCTCGACCGCAACGGACGGCACGGCGGCATGGACCAAGCTGACCTACGTCAACGGCGCTACGCCGCTTTCGGCAGTCACGATCGGCGGCGGTTCGCCGACCATCGCAAGCGCGGCCATGCTCGCGTTCCACGTGTTCACGTCGGAGCTGTCCGATCCCAACAACTACCTGAAGATCACCGTCGCCGCCTCCGGTCTCGTCCAGGTCGTCCCGTACGACCTGATGGCCCAGCGCGCGCCGGCCAACCTGGAGATCCTGGGGTCTTAGGCCATGAGCGCCAACAAGGGTTTCATCATTAGGCAGGTCAACCCTTACAAGGGGTTCGGTGCTGCGCCCTCCCAGGTCGTGAACTTCGGCAAGGTGCTGCCGGCAACGACAACCGGAAACCTGTTCTCGGTGACCGGCCCTGTCCTCGTGTTGTCACTTGTCGGCGTGGTTACGACCGCCTTCACGGTTACTGCCGTGAAGCCAACCCTGGGGTACACCGGTGCGCCTGCGGCCATTGCGGCCGCGCCAGCAGCCGGGTACGCCAGCACGGTGGTCGGATCCGTGGTCGAGATGCCGGCGACCCTCGGCGGGCAGCTGCCTGCGGCCGTCGGGTCAAGTGGTGCGGCCGCGAGCCTCGGCGGGTTCATCGTCGGGGCTGCGACCACGATCACGATCACGACCGACGCAACCAACACCGGGGCACTTGACTGGCTGCTGACGTACATTCCGTTGCAGCGCAAGTACCCCGGCGCGGTGACCGCTCTCTAGGTCGAGGAGTCGATATGTCTGTCAAGTGGGCCGCAGCTACCGGCATAGCCGTAGCCAAGGCTGCACAGAACTTGCCACAGACCGCTACGGCTACGCTGTTCACGGTGTCGGGCGGTGCGGTTCTTGTCAACGCGCTGCTCGGCGTCGTGAGCACGGCCCTGGGGGCTACCGCTACGAACCTGTCAGTCGGAACCGCGGTCGCTGGTGATGCCGGTACAACTATCATTGCGGCCACTGCTGTGGCCAGCAAGGCTGCTGGGACCTTGATTGTGCCGCAGGCCGGAACGAATGGCGCACCAGCAGCCGCGCCGTTCCTCGGCAATGCGGCCTTCGTCGGCAACACGCCGTTCGAGACTTCGCCGTTCTTCGTGAGTGCCAACATCACTTGGACGACATCCGCGAACGACACGGGCCAGATGAAGTGGTACTGCTGGTACACCCCGATCGACGCTGGCGCTAGCGTCAGCTAGGGAGGAAACATGCCAAGGATCTCAACCGCGTATGTGAGCAACGCGGATCAGTCCAAGGAAACGACCGTGCTCAATGCACAGGGCAAGGTCGATGGCAACACCGGCCTGTTCTGGCCACGGTTCTCCAAGGTCAGCAAGTGAACGCATCATGGGAGTGCCCCGCGTGCGGTACCAAGGAGATCACGCCAGGAGTGGATCCTTGTCCGGGATGTGGGGCGCCCCGCCCTCAGGACGACGTAGCGGCTTCGGCCGACGCTACCCCTAGCGCGGGTACCCCGGACGCCGGTACGGCCGGTAGCTCGGAGCCTACGGACGGGGACGCGGCCGGTAGCGGCGACGCCGGTACTCCGGACAAGCCTGCCAAGGCTGCTAGCAAGAAGGGTTAGAGCTGACATGGCCGTGCAGTACGTGACGCTAACGCTAGATCTGCTCGATGGGTCTGGCGCGCCTCTCACCCAGGGCACGGCTACGTTCACGCCTAGCCAGGAGATAGTGGATCCGGGCAATAACCAGATCCTAGCTGGCCCGGTGACTTCCACATTCCGGGCTGGAAGCTCACCGCGGGTCCTGCTGGCCGCTACCGACACCATTGGGCCACAGCCGAACGGCTGGAACTGGACGGTCACATTCGACAGTCGGACGCCTGGAAGCCCTGCTAGCTTCTCGTTCTACCTGCCGATCGCGAACGGGAGTTCTCAACGTCTGTCTGCTCTGGCTCAGGTGCCGGTAGCCCAGCCGGGCCAGCAGTATCTACCGCTTCCCTCGGGTACGGCTACGGCAGGATTGGTTCCGGTAGCCAGCGGCAGTGCGGAGTCTTCGGCTTGGGGCGTAATACCGGGGGCCAAGCTAGCTACAGTAGTTTATGCTCCTGCTACCCTGACCGCCAAGACCATCAGCCAGCCCACTCTAGTAGCGTTCGACACGACGAACCTAACCATATCGTTCGTAGTCCCTCAATCGGGCAAAGTTACGATCGAGGCCCTGGCTACGGTACAGCCTTCAACGGCTACCGCAAAGTGGTGTTTCGGTCTTCTAGTACACGGCACCTCTACGCTAGTTGGAACGATATACGTCAGCATAGACGGTTCGGCAAACACGCAGTCGCCGCGTCCGCTCAAGTGGTACCTAACCGGGCTAACTCCCGGTCCTATGCAGCTTGACTTGGCCGGAGCTATATCTTCCGGACAGAGCATGACACTAGCTTGTCTGGGGCAGACAACGACAACAAACGTAGGGGACGTTAGCTCCGTTGGCGCCCCTGTGGTCCTGGAAGCATTCGCAGCCTAATAGAGATGAGGAGATTATGCCGAGAGCATCGCACGGCGGTTACAGCAATGCGGCCGCAGGAGAGAACGTCCAGTACGACCAGCCCGAGGTCGCGGAGGAAGAAGAGGTCTCCGAGGAGGCCGTCGAGGAAGAGTCTGAGGACGAGCAGTCCGAGGACGGAGAGGAGGAGTCATCACCTGGTACCAGCTCCTCGACATCCGCAAGCAAGCGCGGACGGAGTGGCTCAACAGCCCAGGCAACGGAGTCGTCGAACCAATCGCCTGCCCCCGATGCGGAGAGCCCCTCCGAACAGGACCAAGCGTCCAGTCAAGCCCAATCCTCTACTGCCCGTTCGACTTCTGGACGTACCCGCGCGACTGGACGCGGCCAAGCCCGCCAACAGGACTCTTCGGAGGAATAAGCGCGAGCGACTCCAGCTACACCGGATACTACTAACAACTGAATAGCTAGCCAGTCCCACCCTCCGGGGTTCTCGGCAAGAAAGCAAGGCACAGGAATGGCAACTTCGCTGGTCACGAGACCATGCTACATCACGCGTGATGAGGTTATTCGCGCGCTGGACAACGCTCCTGCTATGAGAAGCATGCGTGCCATCGATCGTAAGATCGTGGCAGCGTCTGAGACGGCCGACTCGGTCTGCCAGCGAGTGTTCTACCCAGAGGACGCGACCCGTCACTTTGACTGGCCGAACTACCAGTACACGTATCCCTGGAAGCTATACCTGGACCGTTCGGAACTGGCCGGACAGCCGACGCTGTTCACCTCGGGATCACTGCTGACTTCCCCGGTGGTGATCCCGAGCAACAATTATCTTCTGCAGCCGTACGACATCGGGCCTCCCTTTACCTGGATCGAGCTACGAAGGGATCTGAGCTCCTCGTTCGGCAATAACCCTACTCCGCAGCAGGACATTGCTATCACGGGGTCATTCGGGTACTGGCTCAAGACAGCTCCGGCCGGTAGCCTAGCGGTAGCCGTGAACGCTTCTCAGACGACGGTCCAGGTTAGTGCCGGACCGACGGTCGGTCCTGGGGTCGGCGATGTCATGGTGGTTGATTCCGAGCGGATGCTCGTGCAGGATGTCACATTCGTAGACACCACCATCATCCCGACCTCGGGCGGCTCTTCGCAGCAGAAGAGCGACGTCATCTTGGTTGTTCCTGACGGAACAAAGTTCTCTGTAGGTGAAGTGATCCTGATTGACTCAGAGTGGATGCTGATCGAGGCTATCTACGGGAACAACCTGCAGGTACAGAGAGCTTACGCTGGTTCCCTGCTCGTAGGCCACAATGACTCCTCGATCTGGGCCAACCGCCTCCTAACTGTACAGCGTGGCTCGCTAGGGACTACCGCTGCATCACACCTGATCAATGCAGCTGCTTCAGTTACGATAGCGCCCGGTCTTATTCGCGATTTCACTATGGCTACGGCGCTAATCGGATCGGTCAACGAGCCATCCGCCTACTCGGTCCAGACTACGGCTTCCTGGTATGGTAGTAACGCTCGCATGAACGGTGTGAACCGGGAGGCAGCCGCGGGTGTTGGCTACCAGGGTCTGATCGCCATGCTAGAACAGAGCATCTACGTTCGCAAGGCAAGGAGCCGGGTGGTCTTATGGGCATCCGGATCAGCGTGGACATCAGCGGGCCTATCGCCAGGGGCGAGGCTCCGATGATCATGCATCGGTACAAGGTACACACCGAGGAGGTTATTGCCGAGCGAGGCGTCTCGATGATCCGTGCCTATCTGCCTACGCAGTACATGTACCTCGGGCACAACGGTGGTGACCCGATCCATAACCCGATCCCTCCCAATGCCGGGGCTCTCGCGGCTAGCATCACAGACGTTGCCTTCGATGACATGCGGCTGATAAGGGGCGACCTCGTCAGTTACGGAGCATGGATCGAGGGTGTAGATGCGCTTAACATGGTAGCCTGGCCTGGCAGGGTCAGACGCGGCCTGTCCCCACGCTTCGAGGGCTATCACACATTCCGAATCATCACCCAAGAGCTACGGTCTGTCGCAGGCGATATTGCAGAGGCCGAACTCCCTAGATACCTGGACGAACTCAATGCATAACTGGCTTATCACCTGGCACTTCTTTGTCCACTGGACAGGAGGTGACTATGGTGCAAATCAGTACGGGCATTTGGAACCGTACGACTGGCTTTCAGGTGTAATGGGACTGAGTGTTTTGGGCCTTGTTTCGCACAACCTGGCGAAGCATAACTGCCATGCACGTTGGTGTCCTCGGATAGGGCACTATGATTACACTGACGACAAGGGTGTTGTTTACAAGCTCTGCGCGAAGCACCACCCTGATACCCCGAATCGTGCCCCCACTGCAGAACAAATCATCGGGAAGGTGAGTTAATTGTACGACTGTCTGATCTGTATCTCCGAGTACATCGTAGCCCGAGATGCTTTCGAAGAGATGCAGAAGAAGGAGGGAACGTCCCTTCCTGCGGACGCGGTACGTCCGGTGTACGGTGAGGTGGTGAGCCCAGCCATCACCCTGGCTCCGATGTGGCAGGAGAAGTACATCGGCAATCAGATGGTCCTACAGTGCGTGACCGTACCCTGTTGCCTCAGGCATATCGGGAAGCAGCCTGAGACTACGATCGAGAAGATCGCCAAGAGCGGTCTGGCGGTTCCGGGGATGTCATGACTACGCCTAACATTACTGACACGGCGATATCCGATGTGTTCAACCGCATCGAGAGCTTCGCGCTTCAGTCTGGCTACTTCGATAATGTGAACGGTCACGAGCCGAAGTCAGCGCCGGCCAGTAATGGTGTGTCCTGCTCTATCTGGGTACAGAGCATCCGGCCTATCCCTACCTCGGGCCTCGCGGCCACCTCGGGCATCATCACGATCAACGCTCGTATTTACACCTCTATGATGTCGCAGCCATTCGACGCTATCGACCCGAATGTGACGGCTGCGGCTAGCTACCTCATGGGGCAGCTGTCTGCTGACTTCCAGCTTGGCGGTCAGAACGGCGTCCGGGCTATCGACTTGTTGGGAGCGTACGGCTTCCCGCTATCGGCTGCGGCCGGGTATGTGGAGATCGACCGCAGGATGTTCCGAGTTATGACCATTACGATTCCAGTGGAGATCAACGATATGTGGGCCCAGGTGCCCTGAAAGGCAAGATAGGAAATGGCCAAGCAGTCAGGCCTCGGCGACAACGTCTGGGTGGGTGGTTACGACCTGTCCGGAGACATTACGTCGATGGACCAGATCAGCGGCGGGCCTGCTCTGCTAGAGGCCACCGTCGTCAAGCAGGTTGCGCATGCCAGGTTGTTCGGGCAGAGAGACGCGTCGTGGAAGTTCACGACCATGTTCGAGAACACGCCGACCATCAGTACGCCCGGTTTCCCGGCGTCGACTACGCCGGTCACGAACACGAACAACGTCACGGTATTCGTAACAATCACCGGTGGCACCCTGACCTCGGTGGTCGTGAACGGCACACAGGTCGGCACAACGGCCGGTACCTATCAGGTTCCTGCTGGCGGAACCATCGCCATCACGTACTCGGTGGCGCCAACCTGGAGCTGGTTCGCGCTTGGCTCAGAGCATAACTCCCTGGCGCCGCTACCGCGTACCGACGTCAACTGCATCTACGCTCGCGGTACGGCCGTGAGCAACCCGGCTGCCTGTCTTATCGCCAGGCAGGTGAACTACGACGGTACCCGCGACAACAAGGGGAATCTGACCTTCCAGATCGAGATGGATGCAGACTCGTTCGGGATGGAATGGGGCAACCTCCTGACCGCGGGCATTCGTACCGACACAGCAGCTACCGTCGGTTCATTCGTCGATCAGTTGGCGGGCACTGCCTTTGGGGCCCAGGCCTACCTGCAGATCTTCGACCTTGTTGGCACCTCAATCGACATTACGATTACGCACTGTGCGACCTCCGGCGGTACTTACACGACGCTGTTTGACTTCGGGTCGATCACGCCGGGGCAGGTACCACAGGCACAGCGGCTAGCCGTAGCCAACAACACGACCGTGAACGAGTTCATCAAGGTGACCACAACCGGAACGTTCTCGTTCGCACAATTCGCTGTCGTCATGAACCGCAACACGATCGCAGGGCAGGTGTTCTAATGCCTCCACGTTTCATCCCTCCGCGCCTGAACCGGATCACGCCTCGGCTGGGCCCAGAGTACTACCAATCGTACACCATGTCGCTGCCGCTGTCAACGCACTGGCGACCGGCCACCTGCGAAGAGGTGGACTGTCCGGACTTCATCAACGGCTTCGTGCTCACGGTGGATACGAGTACCGATCTCGGACAGAAGCAGTATTACTATGTGACGCACGACAAGAGCCGCAAGTACAGCATGCAGCGGCTGAACCAGTACACCTACAAGTTCATCTACGGTCCCGGGAACAACCCGTTCGCGGGTCCAGCTCACGAGCACCGCCTGCCAATCGGGCGGGAGCCGTACTGGCTGGTCAGGGGCGGCGACTGGCGGGGTAACCCGCGCGGTATCGAAACCAGAGTCCACACAAAGCCCGAGTTCTGGGTCGAGGACTGCGCAGATAACCAGCAAAAGCTGGCTGAGTTCGAGAAGAGAGGATAGGGCTCATGGCCAAGACCAGTGGTCTCGGTGGTGCCGTACTGGTGCAGGACTCCGGTGGTACCGCTCGGACAATCACCAACGACACGACCAACTATACCTTCACCACGCCGCGCGCTACCCAGGACGTGACCGGTGTCGACAAGTTCGCGAACGAGCGCATCCTGCTCCTCGCCGACTACACGGTCACCCTGAACGGCGTGTTCAACACTGCGGCCAACAACTCGCACGATGTGTTCAAGACGGTCCCGTCCACCTCCGTGACGCGCTCCGTCGAGCTGGACCCGATCGGCGCGACGACCGGCCTACCGTCCCTGGTGGTGAACAACATCCTCACCGACTATCAGATCACCCGTGCGAACACCGGCGAGCTGACCTGGCAGGTTCCGGGGTCCCTGTCCGACGGCAACGCGCCGACCTGGACCACGCACGCCTAGTCCTGGTCGTAGGGAGAGACAGCGTGTTGCGCGAAGTACGCCCGCTCGGCGTCCGACCACCGGCCGTCTGGCACAGCCCTGCGGTATCGGGGCTTGCCAGCGGCGCGATCGCGGGCGTCTACAGCGGTGTGCCGCGCAATACGCTGCTCTGCCGCCAGGCGCTTCCTGGTGTTGTTGGCCTTTCTGACGAAGGGCCGAACGAAGAACCAAAAGATAGCCAACAGGAACATAACTCCTCCATTCATGTCGCGGGAAGTATACCCCGCGCGGGCCGAAAAGGAAAGTAGGCGGTTACCATGGGGTTTCGCCCCGAGCCGACGATTTACAAGCTCGTCTTCGACGAAAGCCACCCGCTGTACGGTCTGGTGGTAAGGGTCAAGTGCCTGACCGTCAGGGAGTTCAGCGACATGACCGGCTGGATCGATGACGACAGCGTGACCGCCAAGCAGAACAATGACCGGGCGCTCCAGCTGTTCCTTGACAAGGTGGTCGAGTGGAACCTGGAGAACCCAGAAGACGGCGAGCCAACTTCCAAGACTCTTGAGGGGATAGCGGTCCACGAGCAGCCGCTGGTCCGCGAACTCATGCGATCCTGGAACAAGGTGATGTGGCAGGTCAGTGACGAACTGGGAAAAGACTCCACGAATGGAAACACTTCGCTGGAGCGATCACTGCAACTGGGCGGCTAATTACCAAGCCTCCTGAGCTGGAGCAGGCCGAGCTGATCATCGACCTATGCGATAGATTCCATACCGTGCCTAGCGTCATGTACCAAGAAGAAGCGAGCATTATGAAGCTCCTGAAGATATACGAGCTAGGCCACATCAAGCCGGAGGGAGGCGAGGGCTATGCCGAATGAAGTAGAGATCACAATATCAGCTACTGACCTGACTGGTCCTGCCTTCGCCTCGGCGCTCGCGAAGATGGAAGCTTTGAAGAAGGCAGCGCAGGATGTTAGCCTGGGTCGGGTTGACGTGTCCGCGTTGTCCTCTGATCTGGCTACTCTTAAGTCCAAGATTGCTTCCATGGGCATCGCTGACATTGCCGACGTTAATATTCCGCCTGGCAAGATCATGACGCAGTTGCAATTCTTGAAGCGTATGGTCGACCAGTCGGGCATCGGCGACATCATGGACTTCAACGTCAACGACGCTACCCTGACTAAGCAGCTCCGTAAGCTTGGTAATCTGACGGAGACAATTCCTGTCACATTTGATGTTGGCAATCTCCCCAAGCTGGGTCCAACTGGCGAGATCCTGAAGATCCCGGTTGAGCTAGACTTTACCAAGGTTCCGGTGGCGGGTGATGTCTCGGTAATGGACGCAGCCTCACACGCCGAGGCTAATCTGCTGAACGAAATGAAGGCGGTCAACGAGGCTGCCAGAGAACAGTCTATGGTATGGGATGGGGCCATACCTAAGCTAGAGGACTTCGGGGTCAACACGCGTGACGTCACTCGGTATAGTGCGGGCTTCGCGGACGTACTTCTGGGCATGCTTCCGTACGTGAACCAGTTCGGTGACTACCTGATCATGAAGGCAGTTCCTTCGGCCAGGGCCTTTGGGCTGACTCTTGTTGACATGGCTGTCGCTATGGGGGCTAAGCTGACTCCGGCGATGCTAGCAGCCCGCGATGCTTCGAAGATGTTCCAGGACAACATATCGAAGGGCATTCCTCTCTGGAGCAACACGAGCAATCTCTGGTTCGGTCTCGGCGGTAAGATACAGCTATTCGCAGGTGCCCTGACTCACATCGGACTACCGGCCTTCATAGGTGCGGCCTCGGGCATCCACATCCTGGCTGACGGCATTATCGAGATGGCAGCTACCCTTATTCCGGCCGGGGTAGCTCTCGCGGCGTTCGCGGCTGGCGCCATTGACACGACGCAGATAATCTACCAGCATTTCGTCAACATGGACAAGGCGATAGACATGACTGGGCAACTTGTCTATCCTCTGACCGGAGGATTCACCAAGCTACAGCAAGCCGTACAGCCCGCGGTGTATACGCTTCTGGGCGAGGGACTGCAGATAGTCAACAAGAATGCCGGTCTTCTGCAGACTATTGCGGTCGGGGCAGGCAAGGCCCTAGACGACCTGGGCGCTAGGTTCACTTACGCCATGACGCAAGGTAATGGCTTCGCGATCTTTACTCGCAATTCTTCCAAGGACCTGCAGGGCTGGGGCACCTTCATAGGCAATGTGGGCGGTATTCTGGGCAACTTCCTGAAGGTCATGCCGGGCTACGCCGAGATTATCCTGAACGCAGCCAATGCGACTACACACTTCGTGGAGGTCCTGACCGGATCCAAGATCGGCGAGGCTATAATCGGTATCGGTCTCGCGGCGCATGGTGCCCTCCTGTACATTGGTCTACTAGCTACTGGCATGGCTTACCTGACTACTAACATCCTAGCTGGAGTAGCGGCCGGTGCGCTCAAGGTGGCCACGGGCCTTGAGAAGATCGGAGCCTCCGGAGCTGCTGACGGCATGCTGAACTTTGCGGCAGCGTCCGAGGGAGCGGCTGCGCTACCATGGGGGTGGATCAGCATAGCGGCGGCTGGGGTTGGGTTCCTCGCGTACAAGCTCCTGACTGCAAAGGACGCGGCACAACAGTTCAATGCCTCGCTGCAGAACGCAATTCAGAACTCCACACTTAGCAACCTGAATAACACGATCCAAAACTCGATCGTAGCGACTAGTGCAAAGGTTGTCTCTAGCTCCCACCAGGTAACTCAGGCCCTGAAGGAACAACAGGGTCAGGTGCTAGGCGTGGCCGGGCGCTATACGCAGAACTACAACCCGTCGCTCGATCGTGCGGTTACCTCCAACCTAGAGTATACGCAGGGCCTTCAGCAACTTACGCAGCAGCAGCAGCTAGTAAGGAGTCGTGTCTCCGACCTGTCGAAGGAGTACGGCGGCCAGAAGAATGCTCTGTCTCTCCTCAACGCTGCCGGCATAACTACCAGCCAGATTACCGACACCAACAACCAGCACTGGGCGCAGTCGCTGATCGAGATCAAGGGACAAGCCGACGCCATCCGCGCGCTCTCTATGGGGACCGGCCGGTACGCGGCAGCTCTGAACGCGCTCTCGGGTCCGCAGCAGTACCTTGGCGACACCCTGAAGAATATCCAGAGCATCACTCAGGCTCAGGATAATCTGATGAACGTTGTCACCGAGAGCCAGACTACGTTCGATACTTTCGAGACTGGACAGGCCCAGCTGGCTAAAGACTTCGGGGCTGTAGGCAAGGCGGCTATCGGAACTGGTAATGCCCTGGGGACTCTGACGCAAGCAGGGTTCGCACTCAATACGCAGTTCTACAACCAGGTTACTGCAGGACAGAAGGTCATCGACTCGCTAGAGCAGCAGATGGCTAGCACCGGGCAGCTTACCACGGCGACCGCTACCATAGCCAAGCAGCTTATGCCCTTTGCGCAGAACAACGAGGCTGCTAGGGTCACGCTCGTTGCGATGATCAATGATGCCCTCGGACCGGGTACGGTTAGCCTAAAGAACCTGAACACCTGGGTCAACCACAACAGCACTTCGCTACAGGGATTCAACACGATCATCACTGAATCTACAATCAAGGCCGGGCAGCTCGCGAACGTACTGCAGCAGGACCTCAACGCGCAGTTCCAGCAAGACCTCCTCAAGTCCTCGGGCGCTACCCAGGATATGCAGAGGTTCACGGACGCCCTGGTGCATAGCGGGCAGAGCAGCGACGCATTCAGATCTGCTCGGCAGCGCCTGATTACAGACCTTGAGAATGCTGGGCTATCTGCGCAACAGGCCAAGAACTACGTCAACAATCTTCAGAAGCAGGTGGACGCGCTACACGGGAAGCAGATCGACGTTATCCTGCATGCGTCTGGGCACGGCAATATTTACTTCAACGAGACCACAGGCGTAGGCGGGAACGTAACGGGTGGCCTGAAGTTCATGGCCAAGGGTGGGTTGCTAGATGGCTTCGGCGGAGGCGACCGTATTCCGGCTATGCTAGAGGCTGGTGAGACGGTTATCGACAAGGACCGTACTCGGCAGTGGGCGTGGCTGTTCAAAGCCATGGGCGTGAAGGGCTTCGCAGGCGGCGGGTATGTTCCGAAGCTAGGCGGAATGGAGAATTGGTTCGGCGGGGTAGAGGGCGGCTTCGGACATGACACCATGAACAACTGGGCCGTCCAGCTCATAGGCAATCTGAAGAAGTCGGTCGCGGCTTCGGCTCGGGCTGGCGCTGGGCCGGGCGGTGGAACGGCCTCCCAGAATCAGGCCCTCGCTCGATCTCTCATGCCATCATGGGCAAACAATAGCCTGCTATGGTCTAGCTGGGTCCAGCTATGGAACCAGGAGTCAGGCTGGAATCAGTTTGCCATGAATCCGACCTCCGCGGCATACGGTATTCCGCAGGCCCTGCCGTTCACCAAGATGCCCAAGGCAGCCTGGCCGGCTAGCGCGGGCGGTAGCTCCAACCCGAGGGCGCAGGAGAACTGGGGCATCGGATACATCGGCGGTCGGTACGGCAACCCGTTCGCAGCTGAGCTACACGAGGCTCTGTACCACTGGTACGACAATGGCGGCTGGCTCAAGCCGGGGCTGAACGTCATGATGAACGGTACGGGTGGCTGGGAGCACCTCAGCCGGGATAGCGGCGGAGGAAGCAGGGGTCCGCTGCAAATTGATCCGGCAGGCAATACGGCGTTCGAACAGTTCATGGTAATGGCTATCCGCAAGTGGGTGCATGATCTAGGCGGCGGCGACACACAGAGAGCATTCGGGCATTCATAATGGGCAACTACACGGTTGACCAGGCGCAGCGGGATATCGCGCAGCTACGGTATTTGTACCAGGCGCTCATCAACAACGCAGTAATCAACCAGGAGACTGTCCAGAGCCTGGACGTCAATGCACTTATGACTATGCCCAATAATGATAGCTGGACGCCTAGTGGTGGCGTCATGACTTCACCTACTATTGTCAATGCATTCACCCTGAAGAATGGCGCCAATACAGCTAGCGTTAGCGCAGATGCTTCCAATGCGCACGCTATATTCGATCGCGAGATCGAGCTGGCTGGCATCAGCACGCCTGCTACACCCTCTGGCGCTGTCAGGGTGTTTGCCGATACGAACGGCGATCCGAACTTTGTAGTGCCTGGCGGCTGGGCCGGAAGAGCAGTTACGGTACAGACCGATACCTCTCAGAACACTGCTAATACCACTGGCTTCCAGAGTATTAGCAAAGGAATTAACATACCCGGCGGTAGCCTTCGTGCTGGTACGTTTATGCGGATGACTTCCGGTGGTACGTTTTCAATCGGGACAACCTCACAGGTTCTGACATTCGCATTCAACCTAGAGGCTAATACTACCATACAGCTTCCTATAGGGAGCGCCGAGTTTGCAGTGAGCACTAGCTTCTGGTGGATTGCCCAGGGCTTTGGGGTGTTCAATTCGGTAGGAGCTAGTGGTGACTACTTCGGAGGGCTACACGTTGCACTGGGGGTAAGTGGTGGCAACCAGGCTACCGTTGCGGCTACATCGCAGACAGCCGGTGGATTTGCCGCTTACGGACACGCTACTAGCGTTGATACTACTGGAACTCATACTTCAGCTATTCAGGCTAAGTGGGGAGCAACTACTGGCTCTCCTACGATATCTGGATTCTTCACAATATTCGAGAGAGGGTAATTGCATGAGCGTCGGCATCCAGGGTGGCAAGCAGGCATGGGACCAGAATCTTACCGACCTAGCTCTCGCGTGGCGTGCGCTTGCCATGCAGACCCAAAAGGTGATTGGACCAGCTACGGCCGTAGGTACAGCACTCGCATTCATGCAGGCTCAAGGCTATGACAACACGACGGCCAACGCGCAGAACCCCAGCAGTCAAACCGACGCTGCTTATGCGGCGCAGTTGATTGGATACTTCAGCACTCTAGCTGGAGTAGTACAGGGTTCGGCCACACAAGCATCCCAGTTCAACTTCGTGAATGCCATGGGTCCCGTCATGGCAGGGCAGAATGCCTGAGGACATTGTCTGCTGGGGCGGAGTTGTCCTGCCTCGGGTACTTCGGATCAGACAGGAGGTAGCAGTAAGTGCAGATAACCAGCATACGGCTGTACAAGCCAGCGATCCTGCGGATGACGGCGGAAGCCAACCGCGAGCGCGCTCGGGCGCTGATGAAGGGCTCCATATCTGCAGAGCAGATGGTACGGTGGCTTAACGGCGACCGGCTTATCTTCAACGCAAACAACCCGCTGTTGTACGACGCGGGCACCATCGGGACCATGAACGGTTTCGGCGCTCTTCTGAACAGCGGCTTCATGGAGTTCTGGACTGGCACGCAGCCTGCTATTGACGTGGCCCTAACCGGCACGAAGATCGCCAAGCTGACCTTTGGGGCGTCGGCGTTCGCGAGTGCCACAGCGTCAGGCTCGGGCGGGTCCATGTCGGCGAACGCTATCACCTCAGCGACTGCTCTGAATACCAACACCGCGGGCTACTTTTCTCTGATGGAGAGCAACGATACTACCGTCGTAGCTACCGGCTCGGTCGGTACCTCCGGTGCTGACATCAATATGAGCTCGCTCTCTATCTCGAGTGGTGCCAACGTCTCTTGCTCCTCCTTCGTCGTGACGATGCCGCAGACCTGATCGGACTGACATGGGTGCGCTGCCTTACAACAACAATGCCGAGGGTGGTACCAACGGTACCGGCGTCACGACCGGGAACTCGGGTGGCGGTAGTGGCACTGCCTTCGACCAGGTCCAGACATTCAGTGGTTCAACCTGTGTGTACTCGAGCGCGCAGGCAGCGCACGGTTCTCTCTCCGTAAAAGTCAAGACTGTAAGCAACTCGGCTTCGGCCTACGTTACCTGGAACTCGTTCACAGCACAAGCCACCCTGTATGGCCGTTGTTACTACTACTTCACCGGCAACGTGCCTAGCGGTGGCACTCGGATCGTCGAGTTCTTCAAGGACTTTGATACGGGGACGTACATAGGTGGTATCGGGATGATCTCCGGTGCGCCTACCATAGCGATTCAGAATGCTGCGTTCACGTTCACCAAGACGTGGACGACGGCGATGACGCTCAATACCTGGTATCGCATCGAGTACAAGTTCACATTCGGGAACTCCGGGTCGGCTACCGTTAACTTGTACCAGGGCGATAGCAGCACTATCCTGGAAGGATATACGGTAACAGGGCAGAACTTTGGCTCTTCCGGTAGTACCGGTCAGGTCGTCAACTACGGCTGGGCATTCAACGCCTCGAACCAACCAGACCTGTACCTTGACGATATGAATGTCAACAGCACTGGTTTCCCTGGTCCGGCTGCTCCGGCTGGCCCTAACGCTACCGGTGGCATCACCCTCGCTCCGCTAGCCTTCAGCGGTACGGGCAACAATGCGAATGCCATCAGCGGCGGGTTCGCGATAGCTCCGGGATCAGGGCTTAGGTTCAGCGGTCAGGCTGGCCCACTTGTTCCGGTGACCACCTCCGGCGGTATGACGCTAGCCCCGGTTGGATTCGCGGGTTCTACAATCGAGAACTTCCCATTCCCATTGTTCATTCTCGGGGTGATGCTAGAGATCCTGGTCAACGGGGTCTGGACTGATATCTCTAGCTATCTGTATGTTCGCAATACGGTAGTCATCCAGCGTGGCAGGGTGAACTGGGCTTCTGGGATCCAGTCTTCCCAGATGACGCTTACGCTTAACAATAGAGACGGTAGATTCTCGCCGCTAAACTCAACTGGTCCGTACTTCCCGTACATTCAGCGCAACGTGCAGATGCGACTAAGCATCGTTAACTCCTCGTCTTCCCAGGGAGTCCTGTACACAGGGTACAGGTTCAACGGGGAAGTCGCGGTATGGCCACCTACCTCGGATGTGACTGGCACTGATGTATATGTGCAGCTGACAGCCTGGGGTATCTTTAAGCGTTATCTGCAGGGCAAGAAGGTAGGCTCGCCTATCTCGCGCTATTACAAGGCGCAGATTAAGCAGGGCACTACCTTTGCTCCAATAGCTATGTGGCCTGGCGAGGACAGTACAAGCTCCGTGTCCGTCGCTAGTGCGATCAGCGGCGGCCAGGCTATGACATTCACTGGTACGCCTAGCTTCATGTCAGACAGCAGTTTCCTAGGTTCTGATCCGATCCCAATTGTCACCGGCTCGACATGGCATGGTCAGACAGGTGCATCAGCTAACCCGCCTGGGACCGGGAGTATCAACCAGATTACGCCTGGCACGTATACCATTACGGCTCCGCCTGGGGTGACCACAATGAATGTGGTAGGCGTAGGAGCAGGTGGAGCTGGTGGCGATACTGACGGAACCAAGGGAGGGTCAGGAGCGGGTGGCGGTGAGTATGTTAGCGCTGCAATAAACGTGACTCCTGGCAACACCTACACATACACGGTTCCCGCAGGTGGGCAGGTCGCGAGCGGCGGCAATGGGGGCAATGGCGGGGACTTCGTATTCACCGGTGATAGCCAGACCCTCACTGCACATGGCGGCAAGGGTGGCGGGTACGCAGGAGCGGCCGGAGGTGCTGGCGGCACCGGATCGGCGCTAGGTACGCATCACAATGGAGGAGCGGGCGCTGCTGGAACGAACAGCACAACGGCCAGCTTTACGAAGACGCTCAACGGTAGCCCTGGAGCTACCGGTGGCGGCAACAATAATACTGCTGCCCAAACTACCGCAACATGGGTTGCTCCGCCTAATGTTGTGACCAACCCGACGGTAATAGCGGTAGGTTCCGGCGGCGGAGGTGGCGGCGGAGATGGTAGCGCTAGCGAGGGCGGCGGCGTAGGCGGCGGTGGCGGAGCATACGCTACTGGTACGATTACCGTACATGCTGGCGGATCATACATTATTCGGGCTGGCAATGGCGGGCGTGGAGGGACAGGCGGGGCAGGAACTCTTAGTGAAAATGTTACTACATAAGGGATGTTCGGAGACTCAGGTACGTCAGTCGTAGAAGGAGCCGAGCAAGGCGGAGGGTT